GGGTGTATAAATTTTACCCCCTCCCCCCTACCTTTTGTTTCCTCTTCTCTCCTTCTCTTTCCGTTCTCTGTGTTGCTGCATCAAAGAACGAACGAGATCGATTCGTTGTTTCATACGATGTCGAGCCCGCTGGTCTGGTGACCAAACAGATCTGTTGAGTTGAGGAAACCTTCTTCTGTGCTTCCTTGACTTACCGATTTAGAACCTATCCTTCAGGTTGAGCTTGAGCAGAAAGCGCTTGTACTTCTCCTTGTTGAACCTTGCGATGAACACCACTAACGTTCTCTCGCACGATCTCGTCTATGGCTTGCTGGATTGCGAAGCTTTGATCAGCTTCAGAGAGGTTGGTGGAGGTGCGTGCCACCCTTGCCAGGAGGCCGGGGGTGTTGTAACCAGCATTCAGATCCCAGGCAAACCACTCATCCCACTGTGTCCATGGGTCGAATGGATTGTCCATCGTCGTCAGCATGTGCTCAGCACGTCCTTCGGTATCAGTCACTATCCACCTCCATCTGCGATACCTGACATCAAGGTGGACACCGCAATGCCCAAGGCCCTTGACACCTCAGAGGGAGTAGCACCCGATGCCAACATCTGCTTGGCACGTGCTGTTGCAACAGGAGTCATCACTGGATTGACTCGAGGCGTAGCCCGCTCACGGATCACGTCCAGATCAGAGTTCTTGAGAATCCTCTCCAACATGTGATTGGAGATAGCCCCGTTCTGGATAGCGTCCCATTCCTTGTCGGTGATGGGGGAGTCCTTAGATCCAAGACGTACCTTGCCTGCACCTGTACGCAGTCGAGCTTCGTTCAGTGCTTGACCCTTGATCTTCCTCTCTTCATCCTTCTCCATGCCAGGATTGGCACGCTTACGATCCGCCACTATGCGTCGGGCTACCGCCTGGGCCTGCCTCTCTAGGGGGGCATTCTTCTCAGCACGAAGCAACTTCGCTGACAGCGAATCAACCTCATGCTTGTACACCTTGTTGGCTGAAGGTGAGTAGGGCACGGGCTTGACGCTAATCAGTTCCCTACGTGTCTCGTTGGCCAAGGCCTTGAGTCGGTTGGAATGATCAGCATAGATCTGCTCCATACGTGTACCTCTACCAGGTGTAGAGACCAACGTATAGGCATCGTCCGTTTCAGCCAGCTTCTGAGAACGGAACGTAGCGTCCTTACCGTCTTTCCTCTTCTCACCCGTAGGGTCCCAGAGCTTCTTACCAGTACGGTTGTCTACCGTACCAGAAGAGATTCGAGTACGTCCAGGACCAGCGGCCTTAGCCTTCCTCTTCTTGGGATGTGTCTGTGCCGTAGCACGGGTGATGAGAGTAGCCGCACCACGGGCTTGCCCAGTCTTCGGGTTCACCCCTTGATACGTCTTCTTCAGATCCAAGATTCCGTTAGCGCGTTCAGACGCCTTGAAATCAAGGTTGTGCTTCTCAGAATCAATGACCACCATAGAGTGCTTTACCGCACGAGCAAGCTCGTCGTTTGAGGCACCCCTGATTGTCATGTCTGAGATGAGGTTTGTTACGTTCCCCATCTCATTCTGTTTTCTGACCTTGTTGGGGTTCTTCGGGTTTCCCTTGGAATCCACCCCGTAATCGACAGACCTGGACTTGGCGTTGTAGACGCCCCCATCGATCGTACGCATCCCGTCATAGGGACCGTAGTCAGCTTGCGGATCGAAGCCTTTCAGCTTTTCGAGTGCCGGGGTATGAGTGATCTGTCCCTTGTTGTTCGGAATGACCACCACATGGTCACCATCAAAGTCGGCGCCCGACAACCTCTCGGCTACCTTGGGATGGATGGCCACGGCATCCGGGACTTCGCTATCCCGGAACATCTTCTTGGCCTCACGCGACCGGTTGTTGACGACCAGTTCCGGAATCTCGAACTTTCCGGCATGCGGGAAGCGTACGAGAGCCACTCGTTCGCCGTTCTCGAACGTAGGCGCGTAGATTTCGTTTGGCTTGACGTGATTCGACGGAAGAATCACCTTGGTTGCCTGATTCGGCATATTGACCGCTTTGAGATGCACGGCCGCCGCATCAGTTTCTTCCGCAAACGTTTCGAGAAGCTTCCTCTTGATCTGCGGGTTGGTGAGACTTCTGATCTGCTCGAGCTCTTCACGACGACGCTCATAAGTCAGATTCAGCTGTGTTTCAGCCAATTCTGGCTTCTGCTTGGAAAGCACTTGGCTGGACAGAGTTCGCGACCACTTGTCCCAGTCGCCTTCTTCGTTGATAAGATTCATCGCCGAAGAAACCTTGCCCTTGCTGTTCAGGATCTGACCGCCATCCTTGATCACAGCACCAAACGGATTACCCTTATCGACCTCTCCCGTTTCCGGATCCACTTTGAGCGGCTTCATCGCCTCGAGCTTGTTACCCGTACTCGACTTGTTGGTGTTGAACTGCAGGTCCACACCGTCAGGGAGATCGTCCTTATAGACGGCCATACCCTTGAGGTAGTGTGTCCCATTCACCGCGATTCGAACCTGGGCGTAGCGAGACTTACCGAGAGAGACATCCGGAACGCCGGGACGCACATAGATCACGCCGTCAGCGTCAGCTCCACCGTCTTCCTTATAGCGAATAGCCACTCGCTTAGCGGAAATGTTCAACGGCGGCTGGATGCCAAGGTCTCCTCTGAAAGTCCGGCCGTTGTCATCGGACTTCTCCGAGATCAGGCGGATTTCGTTACGCTGAGCCCAAGCTTGTTTCTGGGTAACGCCGGGAGGGACGAGGACCTTGTACTTCGTCATCTCGCCCGTACCGACTTGCGGAGCGTTGAAGGTATGAACTCGATAGCCCTCTTCCTTGAGCATGGAGAGAGCGGTAGCGAACTTGTCGTCGCTGATCCCGATTCTCGTGGCCGGATTGTCACCAATCGGCAGATCGAGATTGACCTTGGAACCAACGTCAATGATGCCCTTCTCATCGACTTGACGCTTGAGCATGTCTGCCGTTTGCTGGAGAATATCCAACTTCTCCTGACGACCCGGCTCCAGAAGCGAACGAACAGTGGACTCGTTGATGTCCATCTGCCTTGCAATCGCAGATGCACCCATGCCCTTATCCCGCAACTTCTGAGCAGTACGAATCTGTTCGATCTTCGTTTCCGTAACCGCACGAGACTTCAGAGCCCGAAGATCAGCGACGGTCATCTGCTGATCCTTGATGATGTTCCCGTCCTTGTCAACGGGAGAATATGCCTTGGCGATCTGGGAATCCGACATCTTGTCGATCTTCCTGTGCTGCTCGATGGTCTCCAGGAAAGTCTTCGATCGCTGCAGAGGATTCTTTCCCGATCCCCACGGATAACGTCCTGACTTACGGAGGATACCGTAATGAGCCAGGTATTCCTCTTCTTGCATGCGCACTACGACACCTCCTCTCTCAGGGCATTGAGGACACCATCAAAATGTACGATCTTATCCATGATCCCCTTTATGTAGGCAGGATTGACAGTGTCCAAAGTAACACTACCATCCTTGTAGATTCGGAGCTCAATGGCTCTGAGGGAAAACGGGTCTATCCCATACTCGAGACAGAACAATGCCGCGTACACATACAGCTGGTACATCGAAACTCGAGTTACTCCTGTCTTGAGATCGCTGATACGAAGAATCCGATAGCGATAGGCGATGGCGTCTACCGTACCAAAAGCGTTCGGCGAATAGAACAGCACAACCTCAGGAGACATCTTGTACTGAATGCACTGGTTGATGTATAACCCAACCGTGGTTCGCTCATCGTCTTGGACGATGTTTTCTTCGATACAGATCGCAGCGTAGCGATGTTGCTCAACACCTTCCAGTGCCGCGCGCAGTGTCTTGTATCGAAACCTCAGTTTCTCTTCGTCGTAGTTGATCCAGTGGTACGAACTAGGACTGAGGAACGCATGCTGACCCTCGAGATGCGAATGCCTCTTGAAGCGCAGTGAGCACCTCCTCTTCATTCTCGGGGTAGATGAACGCCGCGAACGACATCTTGTTCATCAGATCCACGTAGTAGTCCTGGTTGGGACGCTTCTTGGCGGTAGCCGATGCCTTGACGTCCAGCATGGCCCAGAACGGACCCCAGAAGATCGTGAGGTCGAGAATTCCTTGTCGATAGTTCGGATCGTTCTTGAGGATCTCGCACCCAGGAAACAGCCGCTTCAGCCTACGAATCAACTTTGCCTGGTAAGTCGCTTCGGTCACGAAACCCCCTTTCACTGGTCGAAAAAAGAAAAGAGGAGATCGGAATATTACCCTCCTTCTATTATATGGCGCGAATTACATGCGTCCCAGTATCTGAAAAAAAATAGGCCGTGTTTGGTCCGCTATTAGACGTTTTTTGGCTCTACGCCTCATCATCGTCAGGGTCATACGGCTGCAGAGAGACATGTACGGTGTCACCTCCTGCGGCTACCGCTTCCTTGAACACAGGAGCCAAGTGCTCTCCCAGAATTCGACGATCCGATTGGGGTAGGCGAAACGAAATATTCACCAAGATTTCGGGTTCCATAGGCTCCTACGCCATCTCGAAGTATTGATAGGTGGGCCAGGTAGGTGTCCGGTTGGCGATGGACAGAACCACCTCGCGCTCCAACAACCCATAGCGGCACGCAGCCTCCAATGAGTTCCGGAATCGCTCTCCCTCGGTCACTTCACGCACCGGTTGCGTGATGGGATTCTCGTAACGATCCCCATCGAACTGTCGGTTGTAGAGCACGGCGTACCAACGTGGACGCCACATGAGATTCTCGGCATGACAGTTCGACCGATCCCCATCAATCTGCACTGGAGTATCGAAGATCTCTGACGGACGGGGTAGGAATGCTCGAGCCACCAACCTGGGTAGCGAGCGAATGCACTGTTGCCAGTCCCGCATGAGTCCCACGTAGGGAACTCCGTACTGGTTGTATCGTTGAAGTAGCAACCGCCCGGTTGAGTCTCTCGCCACTTGTCCCAGGGGGTTTATGCTGTAACCGGGGAAGCCCTCGACCGGTACCCAAGTATCAGACTCGCCTGACACGAATTCCTCCCTCGAATGGTTCTACTACTGATTCTGGAATATGCCCCATCTTCGCCATGGCAATCATCGCTGACATCAGATCGATAGCTGCCTCTCGCGTAGCACATCGACCCACAACATCGTGCGCGATCTTGATGGGTTTCACTCCCGCTTCGATGGCTGAGTTGATTTCCGTCTTCAGCCGTTCTTCGGCTTTCATGAAGGTTGCGTGAGCTCGAGAAGTGTCTCGACCAAAGTTTGCCAGACGTGAAGCGCTGTACTCAAAATCCGTCACACCGCCTCCTTTGTGATTTTCCATCCCTTCTTGGTCAGCGTCTCCACCGCCTCGTCGACATCTAGCACCAACAGAGCTCCTCCGTACCCATCGAGATGATTGAGGTTACCTATGTCAAACATCTCCTTGACTAGCTCTGCGACAAAGTCGCGACGGTTCTCCATCAGTCTCCTCTTCTTTGTCGTCTGCTTCGAGGTGTTTGTCGATGATCTCGTGAATCGGATCGAGTGGGTTCTGCAGAGCGAGATGTACTTCCCAATCCTTGTCGTACATCAGTCATCCGCCAGCAGAGCCTTGAGGTAGTGCCTTCCGTACTTCGTGAGCGCCCGGTTGTGTGTATCGACCACGATCTCGGCCAACTCCATGGATTCCATCACTCCCACCAGAGGGTCGAACTCGGACCGCTTCTCGATGTCGTTGGACACCAGAGCATAAATACCTCGGCCTCGTCTGTCATCCGTACGCCACAAACGCATCTCCGGATCGTTCAAGGGGGCCATCGTCTCTCCTATCGTTTGAAGAACAGCGCCCAGATCACTACGCCGAGGCAAACCAGAGACAAACCCAGGAATATGACTCCGTAGACGTCCTTCCCTTCAAAATCGAAAAGTATCTCTCCGATCACGCTGGTGCACCTCCTTTCGAATTTCCTTCTCGAGCCCGTCTCCATACTCGCAGAAGCCTCAAGTACTCAAACCGAGGACGATCCCCGATATGGGGTCCATCATGGCCTTCGGGACCGACTTCACAGTATCTGATTGTCTGTCGACCGAAGACCTTTCCTTTTGAGTTCCAGGGACACGGTTTTTCGGGTGGCATGGACCTCCGATCTTGGCAAATCTTGGCAAATGGGTCGAAAAGGGCCTAAATCGCGTCTCGCCCGAGAGCATAATATCTGAAAAAACCACGCAATTTGCGAGAAAACCGTTCACCCCGGACAATCCCAGTATCTGCCAAGATTTTTGAGGTAAAAAGTTTTTGTATATTACATTCCCAGTATCTGTCCCAATATCTGTCGTTATTACGTATGTATCTATATACTTCTGCGCGCGCGTGCGTAGGTAGAATAGACATATCTAGGCAATATGATTTACCCAAGAAAACAGATACTGAGAACTTCGGATGAAAAAGTTTTTTGCCCTAAAATCTTGGCATGACATTTAGCCAAGAAAAACCGCGTATTTGCAGGGAGTTTACAACTGAGATTTGCCAAAATAAAATCTTGGCAAAATGCTTGGCAAGCCCAAAATGAGCGTTTACGCGCCAACTTTAGGCTCAAAACAGTCCTCCCAGTATCTGATTATCCCCTTTTGACCCCCTTCAACCCCCTGGGCCGTCGCTGCGGACCTCTCATCCTCACCAGCTCCTCCCTATGAAGGGCCGTAACCGTCTCCTGCGACCTGACCAGACGGGTCAGATACCCCACCCTGCGGTCCAGCTTCTTCTCGTGGGCGAAGAGGTTCACCGCCCCGATCAGGTGGGTCTCCGCCTCTCTCAGGTGTTCGGCCAGCTGGTCATCGACTGACAACGCCTTTTTACGCTTTTGTGTCATATCCATACCTTTTCATCAGTTTTCTCTCGGATGGCCTCTAAGGGGCCTTTACGTGGCTCTCAGAGGGTGTCTAGACCTAGTCTCCCCTTTTCTTCCGCTCTCGGTAGTGCAACATACCCCGAAACAGCTCGGCTTCGATGAATACCTCGTCGTCTGACTCGTTGGAGTTGGTCAACGCGCGACCCAGAGCGCGACCGAGATCGAAGGCCGTCATTCCCGGCGGAAAACTTCCATGACGGGTGTACTCAGCCACCGTATCCAATTGATCAGCCGCCCAGTCCCGCTGGGTCATGATCATCCCCTCACCCACAGCGGCTTCACCTTCAAGCAAGCCTTCGGATTCCATCTATGTCCCCTTTGCTAGTAGGTGAGCAGACTGTGCCGTTCTGAACCCGGTTTGCCACATATAGGCCGTCTCCCCGTTGAAAAACGAGCAGAAGATCCGGTCCCAAGCGCCCCAGCGCTCGACCACCCGATAGGTTCCGCCACCCCCTAATGGAAACCGTACGCCGACGAGCTCCTTGGGTACGTTGGTGAACAGAGTGAGCTGCTCGAATTCATGATCAGGCATCTCACTCCCTTTCGTGTTGGTAGGCGAACTCGTAGAACTCGTCGCCGGTCATGTCGAAATGCTTGGTCTGGAAGCTCCGCTTCGACTTGAGCGAACGCCAGATGGCCCAGTCGATGGCTGCCTTGGACCGAAGGGCGTAGTAGAAGAGATCGGTGAACGGAGTGTTGATCCGGTCCGTACGTCCATGACTCTGTTCCCACAGCTTGTACGAATAGGTCAACGACCAGAACACCGTGGTATCCGTGGTGATGCAGTTCCAGCCTTCCGCCCCCGCCACGTACTGAACGGCGTAGACCCACTCTTCCGTCTCGGGAATCTCCTCATGCTTGTGCCCATTCCACTCCGCGTAGTTGGTCACGTGCTTCAGCGATCGGAGAATTTCCAGCTCGTAGTCGAAGTTGTAGAAGACGATCAACCGTGGATGCTTGGCCATCAGCTTCCGCAACTCTTTCATCCTCGATGGATGAGTGTTGGCCACTCGCCGCATCTGCTGGAAGAGATCGGCCACATCGCGGATAGGTTTGTCATCGAACGGATTCCAGCGCCCATGCGATACTCGAGCCATGAGCAGCTCATCATGCTCACACCACACGTTGATGGGATGCCGCACGGTTTCCTTGGCGTACGGCATGTGCACCAAAATGGCGTTACGGTGCTTGACCAAGCGGTTGACGTTGACGTAGCGCTCGACCTTGAAGTACTTTACGAAGGGGGCCTGGATGACGTGCTCGCCCTTGAACTCAGTCCGGTTTCGGTAGAAGCCGTTGGCTACGAATACGGGTATATAGTCTAACCACGTATCGCCGGGTGTCGCCGACAGCATTATCCAGCGGTTCGATTTCGCAATCTTCAGAAACGATTTCGACCACTTCCCAGACCCAACCAGTCTCTGTTCGTCGAAGATAAAGAATGCGTTTTTCACCCCCACGTACTTCTCGATGTTGTTCCAGGAATCGACGGTGAGGACACCGTGCAGAGTAGCTTCTGGATCTCTGCCGATGCCGAACTTGGAGGCTTCCATCTCCCAGTCCAGAGAGTCTCGCTTCTTGGCGGTGGTGATCACGTAAATATCTTCATGTTCTTCGGTCAGCGCGTAGAAAGCCAGCCCCACCCGGGTCTTACCTGAGCCCACGCCGCCCCAGAGGATGTTGCCGTCTTCCAGCTTGGCCAGTGCCTTCTTCTGGTGATCGGCCAGCTCCACCGCCGTGCGAATCTCTCCCATACCGTCACCTCCTTTCTAATTATTGATCTTGGGTTCCTCCGTGCGTACAAGGAGAATCGAGTAACCGCATGCCTTGCAGCGAATATGTCCTTCGTGAGCCACGATCTGCTCGAAGATGGGAGCTTCCCAACCCCCGCATTCATCACAGAACACGGTATGGATGGTCATTGACTCCATTATCTATGTACCTCGGGGTCGTAGTAAGCCAGAGGAGTTATCCCCACTACAGCCAGACGATGAATTTCGGCGTTGTAGTACACACTGACTTCGCCTCGAGCATAAGCCCGCTTAGCCCCCTGGGCTTCTTCCTCGCTCTCCCAAGGTCCCCGTACCTCAACTTCTTCGGTCTCGGGGTTGAATATCACCAGGACCCACATTACCTCGCCTCCTTGCTAGGTGTTGGACATCTCCAAAGTAGCTTCCCGGTCTTCTTCGTCCTTGATCCGTTTAGCTTCTTCTCGCTGCGCCTTCTGATACTGCTGGATGAGCTTCTCGACGCGCTGATGGTCTTCCTTCTGAGCCGCGGCGTAGAGCGCCTGGAGTCGACCCAACTTGTTCAGCGTCCTGTCGATCTCGGTACCGATCTCATCCAGAGTTGCGTTGCTCACGTCGAACATTCTCGAGGACTTCCGGTTGATCGATGGGTGGCCATACCGTCCCTTCCGCTACGGGATGTTCTGCCGCGCTACCAGTGTCTAGCCCCGCCTTCTCCAGCGCTGCCTTCGGAGCCCGTACAATCCAGGCTCCGCCCACCTCGGGACCGAAGTGCATGGCACTGAATCCCTCAAGATCCGGCCACAGCAACTCCAAGCGAGCCCCGTGCATCGCTGCCCTATTCGGCAGCATGTCCGGAAAAATCCACACCGGACCGAAGGGAGTCTCTTGTCTCACGTCACCACCTTTCTAACTTTGCAGTATGAGACCGCGTCTTCGTTCGATGATGTTGCAAATCGGACAGCTGTCACCGTCGTAGAAACCATGCTCCAGACATGACGAGCGGAGAAGATTTCGATGTACCTTCACCGCTCGCTGCGACCACATCCGATACTTGTACTGGAAGCAGACGTGACAGAACTTCGGTCCATCATGCCCTTGCCTCTGCCTACGCACGAAGCGAATGCGAAAACGCGTACGCAGTCCGCACACCGTGGTTCCATCGATGTACATCCGATGAGTGCGACGTGGGCGTTGGCCCGTGGTGAGAGCTACCCACGCTGTGTACATCAGAAATTGACCTCCTGGTTGCTGGTCACCCGCCCATTGCGGTGGACGCTGATCGAGCAGTGAAAGAGACCGATGATCACCACTCCGTTGTCGGGGCGCTGCGAGTAGAACAGACCGTCGGGCAAATATCCGCTTCCCCCCGGCGCCCGTGGCAGCTCACTCATCATGTACCACACCCCGTCCAGGGTGGCTTTTTGCGTCTTGGTGACCGGGTAGTCGTAGGCCCCCCAGGTCAGATCTCCTTTCCGACCTGCAAACTTGGCCATACTTCTCCTTTCTTGCATCGCGGGATGTACTACTGGCCAATACAACTGAGTCAGTAGTACAATGTTGCCTCCTACCGGCGGCAGGAAGCCCAGAACTTCAGATACCAGGCCTTCTCCTCCGGGGTCTTCGACTCCCACCACCCCGCGGCGAGCAAGGGAAGGCACTTCCTCAGTTCCTCGTTGCTGATCATGTTTCACCTCCTATCTACCGATCTCCTGTACTACCAAATATCCCTTGTGGGCTTCCAGGATGTTGTCGGTCTTGTCCTCATGCCCGATCAATACCTGAGCTGACCCGGGATGTCGAGACCGAATGGCCAGATACTCCTCTTCCTTGATCGGTAGGCACTCAAGGCAGTCGGAGTCGTTGCATTCGCAGAAGATGAGCGTCTCCGAGGTAGTGGCCCGCTTCAACAATCGATCAAGCCACCTCATTTCATCATCCCCTCCACCTCGATGCGCAGACGCTGAAGCGTCTGGTAGGTTCCCTTCTTGTCTGACATCATGGCGCGCCACGCCGCTTCGGTAGCGATGTTGAGCGGCTCTACCAGCTGTACTACCATCTGGTTGATGGCTTCTCTGTCGGTGTCGTCGACCCCCAGCTGCCGGGCCATACCCCGCGTGTAGGCCGTCAAATATGCCACGGCGCCGAGATACTGCGCCCGCTTGAGATCGTCGTCACTCAGCTCGGGCTGATCCCCGTTGGGTCCGATCACTTCATGCTCTCCTTGAACATCTTGTCCAAGTGCTTCCCTCGGCGCCACTCAACGGCTTCGAGGAAATCGATGCCCGCGTTCTCGGCGCATTCCCGATCTTCGGACCGGTCGCCGACGAAGAGCGCCATCCCCATGGGATATGACTCTCCGTGGTTGGCGAACAACCACTGCCGAGCGTTGTAGATCATGCCCGGCGCGGGCTTACGGCAGTCGCACTGGGCATCAGGCTTGTGCGGGCAGTAGACGATCTTGTCGATCGTGTTGTTGCTCTGCCGGATGGTCTCGTTCATGGCATCGACGCAGGTCTGCTCGTCCATGAAGCCGAGTCCAATGCCGCCCTGGTTGGAGATACCGACAATCCTCCACCCGAGATCCCGATACCCCTGGAGCAAATCGGGGACCCCGGGGAAGATCACCACGTCCTCCTTGGTATTGACGAACCGCCCCAGCTCGTCCTTGCCGTAGCGGACAGTTCCGTCGATGTCGCAGTACAGCACGGGTACCTTCTTCCCACCAATCGTGGGTGCGTTCATCTTCGTATTGCCTCCTCATCGATTGCGTCCTGTTTTGTACCGATGGCGTCACCGGTCCACATCTCCGACACGATATGCATGAGCATCGTGTCGTTCAGGCGGTCGAACGTACTGGTGATCTGGGTTCCCGGACTGAGAGCCCAGAGTTCACCCTCGGCCACCCGAAGATGAAATTCCTGCGGGTGATCCACGCTGCGGTAGAGCACGACCTTCTCATCGTCCTTGGACTTTCCGGCGAACACCGGGACGTATCGGAAGGGCGAAAGATCGTTCACGAGCGTCTTCTCCTGTTCGTTCGCGTGACCCCCCGCAGGATGCGACGGGCCTCGGCTTCGTTCTCCTCCGGGGTACCGGAGAAGTCACCCGAGATGAGGAACGCGCTTCCGTTCTTCTGGGTGATCAGTGCTGCATGCCTCGAGATGCTCGCGATGAACATCTCTTCGTGCTGCCCCTCCAGTTCATCAAGGATATCGTCAAGATCTCCGTGGAACATGGGGCCCCACCTCCTTGAAAAAAGAGAAGCCGTGTATGGGCTTCTCTAATGGATTACTGCTGTCGTTCGATGTTGGTTAGCACCATCAGGTCGAATTCGTCGAGCTCCACCTTGTTCTCGTTGAGTACGTGACACAGGTAGGCGATCTGCTCGTTGAGAGAGTGCACCGTCTGCGCCTGCATGACATTGCAGCAGGCGATATGGCGAATTCTCTTTCGGAGCTTGCGGCCAACCAGTAGTTCGTACGCGGCGAGGGCACCAAGGGTGGCGCCGACGATTTGAATATGATCGGGCATAACTTCCTTTCTAGGGATAGCGAGTGGTCTCACTATATGCCCAGTTTTTGCCGCGAAAAAAGAGAAGCCGTGATGGCTCCTCTCCTTGAACTACTAGAGCTGGGGGTGCTCCGTGTTGACGAGGTACAGATCTCCTCCGCGTGCGAGGGGAAATACGATACCGCCGCCCGGCTTGTCGATCAGATGCTGAAGCTGCTCGGGGGTAGCGAAGGCCCAGATGTTTCCACCGCGCATGTTTAGCGCGATGGCGACGAGGGCGCCTGCTCCCACGAGGGCTCCAGAAGTGAATGCGATGGCCGTGCGATGGTTCTGTACGAACGCTCGGGTGCGGGTAATCTGGTTCTTCATGGATACTCCTTGGGGTAGTAGTTGTTCTATTACACCCCGTGATTTTCCCGCGATTACGGCTTGAGCATCTCCTTCACGGGAGGATATACATCCATCCCGATCTGCGAGAACTCGCGTATGGCCAAGGCCCCAAATCCCGCAGCCAGGATTCCGAAGCCCAGAGATATAGCCCCAGCCACTAGTCCCTTGGCCAGGTGACTGGGGTAGAACTCCATCGATTCGTTCACTGCTTTCGCTTCTCCTCTTCCTTGAGTAGCAACTCCATGTCTTCGCGGAACGGCTCGATCGCCTTTACCAGCGACTTGAGCGTGGCCTGCATGGCTGCCGCCAGCTGTCGTCCGAAATCCCCCATAACTGCGAGGAAGTTGACAAGGAAGGCCTCTACTTCTTCATCCGTAGCCTCGAGTGCCGTACGCCCGTCCTTGAACCTGAAACCCGCTTCGTGCATGATCTGACGAACTTCGTCGTGCTTGGTCACGACAGGTTCCCGTTGGACAGTCGGGTCGCCTCGAACATCAGCACGCTGAGGGCGGCCTCCTTGGTCTCCGTCTCGGGCTTCTTGGCCACGCGTAAGGCCGAGGCAGCCTCGATCTTCTCAGCCTGCTCGAGAAGCTTGTCGCAGGCCTTGGATAGCTGCTCGAAGCCCTTCTCATCGAGTCGAACCAGCGATCGACGCAGCTGCGAATCGGGGTTGTCGAAACCTCCGGCCCCTGCTGCGATCTGTGCGTAGGTGCTGATCACCTGTAGCGACGAACCAACCGCTGACTGCTTGGCGATCGGTGCCGCAGCCGCCCACTGTTCAGCGGTGATGGTCGGGCGTGCCTTCGCCCGATAGTGGTGTTCCACCGCTCCGCGGACCCGAGTCTCGTCCACCAGAGTGATCATCCCGAGCTCTTCGAGCGTTCTGACGTGGTAGGCGACGGTACCCAGACTCGCACTGAGCCACCCTGCCAGCTGATTCGGTGAGGCCTTACGCTCGTCGAGCATCGCGAGAATGCGCACGCGCAACGGGTGACCCATCGCCTTCACGTAGCGCGGATCATCGATCGAGGTGATAGCCTTGCTCATACTGTCCTTCCTTTCAGTATCTGTCGAAAAAGGGGGACCCGGAGGCCCCCCTTCTCGACTTAGCTTACCCGCAGGCGGCCCAGGGGGCCGTACCGTTTGCCCAGAACTCACGACGGGCCGCGATCTCTTGATCTAGCGGAGACCAATCGTGATACGTAGCACGGTTATGATACGTACCAGGCATGAACTGAAATTTGCCGTAGGCGCCGGATCCTCCCGCATTCGGCGTCGTATAGCGAATCGGGTCATACTCCGGACTCGTGCCGCTTTCCCCGTACCAGGTACAGTCGGGAATATAGAGATTCGTCCAGTGCTTCCACTGTCGGAGGCGCCTATTGTTATGGCGCTCGATCCGTCGGTGGTGACGGCGCTTCTCCTTCAAATATGCCTTCTTGAGCTCCTTGAAGTTTGTGTACTTGATCTTGACCTTGTGTTCCTTGGTTGGTGGTGCCCACCGCCAGTCCGCCGCTGCGGACGAGGTACACGTAAAGGTGAACAACAACAGCAGTAATGCGAAGCGCTTCACAAATATCCCCCTTCTGGTTTAGCAGGGGTGTCCAACTTATGGGCAGAGTCAGACACCCCCGTTCCTTCTTTTCTTCGCCCAAAAAATCAACCATCGACTAGGTTCGTAATGGCTAGAACGTAGGCCCTTTACTAACGGCCCATAGGTCCTCCTTTGTCCTATTGGCAGAAATCTGTGGAACCGCCATGAAACATGCTGGAGTCTCCCGTGTAGGTCGCTGCCCCACATCCCCTATCCAGCTTCACCCTCTTACGCATCTCCTAGTGACCTGGACAAGCCGGTAGAGACGAAAGGGTTCCCTCCTACAAATATGCCTATCCTGAGGGGCGACTCGTAGCCTACCTCGTACGAGAGCCCGCAGTCGCAGACCCTCAGGAGTCGGACTTCCTGAAATAGTAGAGCAGGCCTACTTTCCTTGCCGAGGATGACCCGGGGCTGGGGTTACAACCCTCCAGGTTTTACGCCGATCGTCAAAACAACCTCTGGCAAAGCTTATATGCGGGCGTCCCACGCTTCCCCCATGGGCGGGAGAAAGCTCCGTCATCCCGCGCCAGCCCGTCATCCACCCCCGATCAATAGGGGCCGAGCCTCCCGATCTTTCTATGATAATATGCTGGAGTCACCCTATCCGGACCGCGGCTTCTCTCCCCGCGCGGACAATCCCCTATCCAGCTTCGTCCTCTTACTATGCGTATTAGCCCGGAAGGCATGATCACACCTAGGACTCCCTACCCTCACCCCAACTAAGCTTTCCTCTGCGCTGGCACAACCGGGGTGATCGGTTGAATCCCGCCTGCCAGCGCGTGCTTCGGCTCCTACGAAGCCGGGCACCCACACAAATATGAACGGTTACCGAAGCATCGAGACGAGTTCAGTCCGTTGCCGCACACTCAATCCCCCGACGGTCTTCGCGGGAGAGATGCGACACTGCTGGAGTACTTTGTTTGTCTTGACCCGCCCGTACTTAGGGCAGCTAATGAGCAGGTCAAATATCTTCATGGTCTCTAGCCACGTTGGTGGTGGTTCCAGTAGCAGATTTTTGATCTGCACTTTCCTGGCCTTCAAGTCGCGCTTCAGTTGCGCACGCTTGCCTCGGACTTCGTTGGCGCGGGCCAACGCTTCCATTCTCTGAACCAGGGATCGGTCTGGAACTCCAGTCTTCTTCGTTTTGACGGCCATTTAGGCCGCCTTCTCGACGCCTGCCTGTTCTCCCGCCTCAGCCTCCTCCGGCGCGGGCCCCTGCAGACCCTCTCCTCGCTGCTCTTCCACGGCTTCGGCTTCCCGCGCCGCTTCGGTCACCTCGCTGTGGGTACCGTTCCCCTGCAGAGACGCGACCACCTCGTCGTAATCCTGCGGCTCCTGGGGCACGTAGTTCATGCCCTTCCAGGAGAGCACCGACCCGTCTGCTTGCGCGAAGCATTCCGGGCCGATGACCACGATGTTGGGATCGTCTTGGATCTCGGAGAGCTTCTCTCCGGGGTCTGCCTCCTGCTCGAGCTGGACCACCTCGTCGAACGAGAGATGGAACGCCTTGTTGGTGTAGATCTTGTAGCCCCGCTCCGTGTAGAGGATCCAGTCGCCGACCATGGCCTTGGTCTGACGAGGATTCTTGGGGTGATGGACCCGCACCTTGATGTACTTCTTCCCGGTTCCCTTTCCGGGAATCTCGTCCTGGCAGATCTCGCCTTGACACCAGGCGGCGACCTCATCGAAGTTGTCCCGCGCGACACGGATCGCTTCGACATAAAGCGGCTTCCGGATGAACTTCGTTGTTGTGACACTCATGAAACTGACTAGAATGTCCTTTCGTATGGTTGGCTTGCCTGCGGATGTACTACTCGTCTGAGCTGCTGGAGATCCGTGCGAGCACGAAGCCCACAAGGATCCCCACGAGCATGATGGCGGCGCCGGTGATCACTACGAACTGCTCTCCTCCATCTCCGAGTACTTCCGTTCGAGCTGGTCTTCCTCGATCGTGATGTACATGGTCTGGACATAGGCCGAGATGCCGGTTCGGCCGTGCACTTCGTAGTTGTAGGGACGGACGATGAGATCGACATTGGTGATGTCGGCCCAGTCGAGGGTTTCCGCCGTCTCCTCAGTGATCGGGACCTTCTTCCCCAGATCGTTGATCGTCATGATCTTCGGGGGTCGGCCCTTTCCGTAACCCACCTTGACCGGGAGCCACGGGGTCGGCTCCTCTTCCTCCTCGACGTCATCGCGCGGCTGGAGGTACTTGACGTTCCAGCCGTCGGCCAGCATGGCCTCGGCGACGTCGTTCGGAAGGATTACTCCGAAGTTGCGGTCGCCCTCCCGGTTGTACTGCCCCTCCTTGCCCGTGAAATTGCGGAAGACGAGTCTCACGCCCTCCATGACTACAGTTTGATCCGCTGGCATAGCTCTCCTTCTTCTTGAACTTGGCTTACTTCTTTGCCTGCAGGAGTATCAACGAAGCATACGCCTGCGTCTTGGCCAACAGCAACGGAACCATCACCCAGTTGCCGCTGGAGTCACGCATCTTCTCCGGAGGAAAGCCCAGTCTCTCGGCTTCCCTTGTCACCTCGTCGATCTGTAGGTCGATCTGGTTGATCAACTTGATCGTGTCCCGGCGCAGAGTATCGGGGCTGATGATCACTGAGACTCCCTTTGAGGTACGCGTCTACCTCTTTGTCGGTAACGGAGAAATCGGCGAATAACCCTCGAGAATCTACGCACATCGTAGCCTCCCCGACGACGCGACGTTCGCCTCCGTAGTTTACCACCAGAGGGACGGTCTTGCCGTCTAACTCTGCCAGAGCTTCCTTGGTGAATATGACGTGCTCCATCATCCCTCGGTTCGTGACGATGGGTGGGCGGGTGGCTCGTACACCTCGTACTGAGCTTCGAAGTCTGCCGCTTTCATCCTGTACAGCTCGCCCCGCCGATTGGTGACGATATAATCACCTGGGCAGACGGTCTCCTCGCCGTTCACTCCGTCGAGAATGCCGTGCTTCTGCATGACATTGCCGCACTCGGGGCAAAATCTCTCCCCGGGAATTTTGAGGGATCGGAAATATCGAACGACCTCCCCCTCTGACAAGGCGTCGGAACCCTCAGACAACTTGATCGGCTTCGACTTGTCTTGCGGATGATCTCCGTTGGTAAACCACTGCGAGGCCTCGGTGAGGACCGGCTTCTTTCGATACTTCATTGTCTCCTTATCTTAGAGGGGTCTCGTGACGGTCGCGTTGTTGCCTGCGCTGTTCGCGATCGGAAGGGGGTATCTTCTTTCCGTCACGCGGCGGCGGCGCCCAACGCTCGTACTGCGACTCGAATTCACCCCTACTGAGTCGGTAGTAGAACCCGTTTCGATCGGTGACAATATAGTCACCAGGGCAGATGGTCTGCTCGCCGTCTCGTCCATCCGGAAGAAACCCATGCCTCTGCATCAGGTTACCACACTCAGAGCAGAACGGGATGTTTTCGACAAGAGCTTCCGGGGGAAAGAATCGCACTATCTTTCCCTCGGTCAGTTTTGAAGTCTCACCCTCGATCAGCTCTGACCCATCTTCGGGATGATCGCCGTTGGTAAGCCACTGGGTAGCTTCCAGTAGGAGGGACTTTTTACGGTACTTCACTCGGCTCCTTTCATCTTATACCCCAGATGACCTCGCCGATGTCGTCCCGGGAATTAGCTGCCTCGATCGTAGCGTCTCTCGAGGATTCGGACGCGTGTTTTGTTTCGATAGCCAGTTCACCCGGAACTTTGGGGTATTTGGCCTCAGAGCCGTAGTAAGCCCGAACCCAATATGGAAACTCCCTATCCACCTTCTGGTTTCCTTTTCATCCCGGCGAAGCCAAGCGCTTTCAGCTCGAAAACCTCGTCGAGCTTCTTGAGCTGTTCGCTGGCCTCGGGGTCGAGGGTTATGATGATGGTGGTAGTACCGTCATCCTTGGTCCGGTAAGCGAATGCATTACCGATGATTGTGGTGTCGCTTCCAGGCCCACCCAGCATCTGAGGAAACCCGACGTTGAGGGTGACGGGGAGATTGGAGAAGACTCGCTCGATATCGAGCATACCCTCCGTATCCACCCCCTCCAGCCCTTCGAAGTCCTCCATCAGGCGCCTTCGTCCTTCTCGCGATAGAGCTCGACCTGCAGCTCGTGCGAAATATCGAGGCCGTGCTTCCTGGCTGCAGCGACCAGCTCCTCGACTTCGTACATCTTGCTCTCCGCGCCTGCGCCGAGCCAGAGGATGATGCGATCATCCTCGTCCGGGCGATTGCCGTCATGCTTCTGCAGGTAGAAGGTCATCAGCATCTGATCCCAACCAAAGACCCACTTGATGTCCTCCCAGTTCTCTCCGACCTTCGTCGGTCCCTGGATGATGACGTGCTGCGACATCAGATCGTCTTCTCAGAGGAAATGGAGATCTCCTTCACGTTCGGGTTGTCAGCGATCCCGTAGGAATCGAATTCCTCCTGAGCCTTCTGGACGGACTCGACGAGATTTTCCGCGGTGACTTCCACCTGACGAGTCTGAGTCACCATATAGCGATAGATCGCTGGCAACAGCTTTCCTTTCTACTTATCCAGCTGACACAACGGGCACTCTCGTCGCATGCTCCCCCACGGGTGTTCCCCACGGCGATGAGCAGCGATCAGAGTTGCCTGAAGTGCCTCTAGAGCTAGGACTTCCCGATTGGGTTCGGGGTTGATGAGAATATGGAGGTTGTGAATCATGACTCCTCCACCTTGGTCAGCTTGGCCTCTCCACCCCACGAGGAGATGTAGAGATTCCTGAACTTCGAGAACTGAGCCCCAATCCATGTCCAGTAGTACTGGGTCCAGGATTGAGACCCACCTCCGTCGTAGGCGAGGTTTATGAACTCCACTCGCCAACGACAGGTGTGTTCGTTCTTCCTCATCGTCGCACCGCCCATGGTCCTAAGACCACCGTCGTGGACTGTGAGATCGAAGCTGCGAGTTCCGTTAGCCATATCGGAATCATGAGACGAGCTCCTCGAAGGCCTCGAACGTTAGTAGTACTCCCACCATCTTGCCGTGCCTCATGAGCACGAACTTCTCTTGTTCGCCGAGTTCGAGTCGCCGAATAAGACTGGGCAGTGTCCGTGAAACATCGCGAACACCGACCAATTCTTCGTTCTGCACTCGGATAGACGGGGGCGTCATGTCACGAAGTCCTCAAAGCTACCGAACTGCTCAATCGCCTTGACGGCGTCTTCTCGTAGCTTCTCGAAATATGACGTATCGATTTGTAGGTCATCCTTCTCACCGAGCTCAATCGCAGCATCGGCTTCCATCCACAGATGACCCTTGGTACCGGCCACCGCGTAGTACTTGTCTTCGAAGACACGATATAGAGTGCCTCCGTCCTTCTCCACCGGCACGAAAAGGCCCGTTCGACCCACGTGGCGCATGTGCGCCGCATCGCCGTCGAGAACCCCCTTTACGGGCTTCTCAGGGCCTGTGTAGATGTACATGGTTCCCTTGATCACGCTGCGAGCTTCGCAGTAGTCGTCGAACCCGGGTTCCTCACCCGCGAACAACGTCTTGAACACGTAGGGATGCTGGAATTGCGCACCCACCGTCGTCCACTGGATCTTGGGATAGGGCTCCTCCCACGGAACGGGATGGATCCCGGCCACGTAAACAGCGTCGTTGACCAGGCAGAACCGGTCGTACGTCGCCTCATGCTCGAAGTCATAGCCATACTTGGCTCCGAAATCGATGACGAACTGGATGATCTCCGACGTAGCATCGGGAATCTTCACGGAATCCGTCTTGATGTGAACGACCTTGACACCCTTCTCCCACAAGGCGTGCTTCAAGTCGATCATGAAGAGCGCGCCGCGCTTGGCGACGATGTTGTCCCGGTTGCGAATATCCCGGAACGGGTTGTCGAACTTGGCAGAAGTGAGACCATAGACGATGTTGATCACGATCTTCAAGGCGTAGGCAAGCTGATCCGCACCTTCCAGGTCGTAACCTGTATGGGGGTCGCTCAAAAATGGTGTAAGACGTCCGTCCAGCATGGCTGCTGCGGCGTCGAAATCTTTACGCTTGATCGCAATACGAGCTTTGATGAGGTCTTCAAACTTCTCCGTGTACGGACCGAAGGCGTTCAACTGGATGATCGACGTCGGATGCATCGACGCGACGTCCAGGACCGCAACGTTCTGGTACATACCAGGTTCGGCATAGACGTAGCCGCCCTCTCCCGGGTTCTCTCCCTTGTACTGACTCTTGCCCATCTCGAAGGTATACCCGGGAAACTCCTCCGAGAGATCGGTGTAGACGAACTGCTTGTGCGCCGTCTTGACCTTGTCGCCGAAGAGGATCTTGGCGGTGTGGTTCTGCGTGGTGTCGTTCACCGTGAGTCCTGACAACTCAGCCAGGATCTGCCGTGCCACGTAGTCACCCTTGCGATCCTCAAACACGGCTTCGGTAGCGTTCACGTCGTTGGCGCAGTACTCCACGACACGCTCCCAGTCCTCTTCGGGCACATCCTGGTCCCACGGAATATCCAACTCCATGTGTAGGATGCCGAGATCTATCTCGAACTTCTTCAGCGATTGCTTCACCGAAGAGAGATCCCAAATATCGGCGTAGGACAGGTTGTAAGCCTGAGCGAAAGTAGCCGAGCGATTGCCCTCCACGATCTTGGCGCTCAGCTTGAACAGCTCGAGGGGTGTGGCGCCCATAGCTGCGGCGTAGAGAATATGGTTGTCGTAGCGGCGGTTGTAGAACCCCACCAGCTTCATCTTGAACAACTCCGCAACCTCGTGAGGCTTCGGGTTGATCATTCTCACCACGGTGTCTGACCCCTGGAACTTCCAGCAGATCACCAACAGATTGGGGTAGACCTCTACGTCGAAAAAGACAAGCCGTTCATCGGACACGTCCACCGAATGTTCTCCGGTAAACGCCTCCTCCTTGGTTTCCATCGCTTCCTTCGACGCCCACTTCATCTCCGTGACTACCTTCAGAGATATCGCTGCCTGGTTGGACGAGTTGTTGGCGAAGGCGACGATCTTGCTACGCAAGTCGGTCACGTCGTACTTGACGTCCGACTCATAGGCGTCGTCGAGGATCTTCTTGATGAAGTCGATCGACGGCTTGGTTCCTGGATGAATCTCCTTGCGGAGATTGCGTTGGATCAGTGCCCGCAGTCCTTGTTCGCTCTGAATCGTCTTGTCCTTGAGCATCTTGTCCTTTCGCTCTCGGAGCGGCAACCCCGAGCTGATCTTTGCCACGGGCACCCGGTTACAGCGCGACAACTTTCGTCGTAGCGCAGCATCACCAGAATATACCTTGACCTCGATGCCCTCGGCGAACACGGGCGCGAGTTCAGAGACGTCACCTTGGTACGTGTAGTGCAGATGAATCCCTGAACCAGACTTGCTGATCTCAGCGTAAGTCGCGGGCCACTGAGAAGCAACTTCCAGGTTTCGTTCCAAAGCTTTGTGACCATTCTGGTCCTTCAGGTCGAAGTCGATCACCACGTGATTTTCTGGGACTTTTACGAAGTGAATTTTTCGCGAGTCAATATCTGACAGCGTCGTTTCGACTTTGGCCCACCTCTGCGTGGGCATACCTTCTGCGCTTGCCAGTTGTGCTGGCTGTCCCGCCAGGGCCTCATCCAGGATAGAGACCTTCTCTTCCATGACGAGAGAGAACACGGTCTTGTCATCCGTGGGCATCTTGAACTTCTCGGCCGTAAACCCCTTGTACACGCTGCGCACCGTTTCCCCGTCGACTTCGCCCCGGTCCCGGAACTCGTCGAAGTAGTTGCGCAGCTCTTCACGCATCTTGTATTGGGGCAGGGGACGTTCGATTCCGCTCTCGGCGCAGTACTCCCGATAGAGCAAATATGCCTGCTTCAACGTGGTGTAGTCTTGAGACCGGAACACGTCGTAGTTGGCCTCGATGAAATTGAAGAAGACGTCGGTCTGCAACATCATCTCCAACGGGCGGTACGAGTTGTAGTAGTTCTTGCCCATCGACAAATATACCTCGAGGCAGTGGTGCGCTATGGCCCCGAGCTCGAAGCTGATCTGCGTCAGGAGGGTGTGGTAGTGCTTGGCCCCGAACTTGATTCCCGTGGGGTGAATATCGATCAAGCGACGAATGATGCCTGACTTGGCGTCAGAGATCCTTACTGGCTGGTTCGAGCCAATAAACAGCATCGCATCGATCCGAGAAGAATAGCTCGACTTGTACTTCTCGTTCATGACCATCTCTTCGTGGGCGATGATCGAATTCAGTCGAGCATTGTCCTCGATCCGGCTGAGGTCTCCGTCGTGCTGGATGGCCACCAAGGGATTGAATCTGAACACCTCCGTGGCGAAGGATGCGTTCGAACTCCCGAGCGCTTTCCCGTCGAAGGTTGTAGTATACCCCTCGAACAATGCTTGGATGATGTTCAAGATCGTACTCTTGCCCGTACCAGGCGGACCATAGAGCACGAAGAACTTCTGAATCTTCTTCGAGTCCCCGGAGACGATAGAGCCGATGGCCCATTCGATTTTGGCTCGTTCGGCCGGAGAGTACAACGTAGAGGTCAACTCGTCCCACGCCGAAATATCCCCTTGACCGATAGCGTACGGAAGCTTCCGACTGGCGTAGTCTTTCTTCTTCACGTCCGTGTTGGCGAACACCAGCTTGTTGTCCAGCGGCTTGCTGTTGTCCGAGATTTGGTACATGAACTTCCGGAACTGTGACCACGAGAAGGAGCCGAACGACCGCATGGACTTTACGGTGTACTTCTGCCCAGTCTCCCGCTGTAGGCGATCTTTCTCCCGGTGTAGATCTTCGTCGACGAGTCGCTGTACGTCGTACTCATCTCGAGACCACAGTTCCTTCTCAGGATCCCAGATGGCGTAGAACTTTCCGCCCTGAACCATCAGATCCTCGGACCGCCCGACAACGAAATCAGGATATAGCTCTAGATGAGGATCCTCCTTGTTCTTCGATTCTTTCGCAAGGATCTGATAGAAATCCATTCCCCTCCTTTCTATTCGTGTGAAAGATCGACGTAGTCGAACACGTTGCGAGCCCGATGCGGCCTTTTACTCGGCTGTTCTCGAGCCCGCAACGTTCCCCACTTCTCGCGACGCTCTTCTTCCCGCTGGAGTCGGATCGGATCCGGCTTGGCTTCTGGCTGTTCCGCCTCTCTCGCCGCCTGAGCAGCAAGACGGCGGTTCTGAGCCTCGAGTAACTCGATAAATCGCTCAGTGCTGTTGTCCATTCTCCGTCACTCTTCATCGTCCGGGTTGTCGTCGCTGTAGTACCGGATCGGATCCCTTCCGGGATCGCGGTGAGCCGCCCGAGCCAAAGGGCAGTGCTTGCACAATGTCCACCACTCGCCTCGCGGTTCGAACGCGTGGTCAGTGATCTGGGACGGGGTGGTGTCGTGCAGGACTTCCTTCGGCCGAGCCGCCTTGGTTTCGTCTAGGCTCATCATCTCAGTGCCCCGGGTGGAGTTCTTCGATGTATGCGCTCATCTGATACCAGATTTCGATCCTTGTCTGATCTTCATCCGGCCAGGCCAGCGGGAAGAATCCGCCCGTACCGTCGGGCAAATATGTTCTGGCGATCACGTGATCCATGACCTCCTGAACCTTCCTTTGTTTCTGCCGCGTGAGTGGATCTGACATGCGATGAAACTCAAGATTTCTCAAGAGTTGCCAGGCCCATCCGGGCGCCTCTCCTCCTGCGTCGAACGCAAGACGCCGGGAGAGGGCGATGAGTACCTCAAGAAACGAACATGGTCCCAGATCGGAAAGAAGATCCGGTCGTCGACGGTGTTCTCGAGCAAACTCCACTCGTAGATCCAACCCGTCACCGATACGATTTCGATCCATCTCCAGAACCCACCCGAATTCTCTCTCGAACATGAGACCAATCAGGTCCCAGTACGATTTACCTTGGGTGGAATGCTCATCTCGGAGCTGAGGCTCTAGCCACCGAAGGTAATCCTCCGGGAGGTTTAGGCTAGGCCTCCGGGTCATCCCGCTCCCTCGCTCGCATACGTTCGAGGTTCCCACGGTCGTAGGACTCGTGGGAGAACCCGTGCACCTCTTCCGCGAAATGGTTCGGAGACTTCACCACTTCGTAGACGAGCTCGAGCTGGTCGTTGCGCACGTAGACGACGGAGGCGTCTCCGGAACCGTGACCAAACCGATTCAGGTTGGCTTCGCCGATCAGTCGTTCGCGATCCGCCTCGTCGAGGGGCTCGTCACGATCGGTGCACAGTACGTCGTCACCCTCGTAGTAGGTGAGAGTGGCCTCCGTGTACTCCATCTCGTGTAGCTCATCCTGGTGGATGACGTACGGAATATCCGGCGACCTCTTGCGCCGTTCCTCATGCCAGTCCCACTCGTGGGTGACTTGGGCTTCCTCGAAGATGTTCTTCGTCTTCGGTTCGTCCTTCTCGACCTTCTCATCCTCCGCCACGTCGGCCGGAGGCTGAACCGCCATCGGCGGCCTGATGTGGGTTCGAGCGTCAGGTGAGGAATATCCCCGGTCCTTGACGATCTCCTCGACCGGCTTCTTCGCGTACTCGGCTTCGAGTGCCACGCCTTTGGCTCGGTAGTGCTCACGCATCTCAGCGACTTCGGCGTCGGCGATCTGAGAGTACTTCGTCTCCGCCTTGCGGTAGGCGATGACGAAGCCAGCCAGAGCTCCGGCCGTCGCTCCGATCGCAACGCCGAGAAGACCGTACTGGATCTTCACCTTGCTCATTTGCCGAGCGAACTCAGCAAAATCGATGGCCTGTTCGGCAACCTCTTCGGCAATATCAGCCACGACTTCCTGTGCGGTTTCGACCGCCTTCTCCGAGGCGCTCACGAGTTCCGCTCCACCGACTCGTCGATGAGATCCCAGATGGGGCCGTCGACGTTGAAGTCGAGCATGATGCCGCCCTCGCGCCCTCCGTAGAACTCAAGCGGTACGCCTTCGTACTGCTCCCAGCACCCGAAGTCGACGTAGTTGTCGCCTTCGCCGTCGCGCTTGTAGACCCAGCCGACGATGGCCCCCGCCGAGGTGTGCGACAGACCGAGCATGCCGTAGACCTCGTTGAGGAAAATATGCCCACGATAGTGAAGCATGTCGTTGGCATTGTTCTGCTGCTGGCGCAGGAACCGCCAGTTGTTCGCCGCGAAGGCCGGAGAATTCCAGTTGCGGTTCTCCTCGTCGAACCAACGGGCGTAGCCCGACGGCGCACCCGGCGCCACAATCGTCGTGTCGTAGGCCTTGCCCGTCTCCTCGTCGATGACCGTGACGTCCTCGGTCTCGAAGCGGAGTTCGCGATCCGTCTGCTCGCCGTATCGATCGACGACCCGGGCTCGGTACTCCCGGAATGCCGTGTCAATGGCGATATACGCCGCGGTCAGCGCCGCGTTTCGTTGCATGAGGATCTTGTGCGACTTGGTCAGGCAGAGGATGCCGACGCCACCGGTGATGATCGCCGGAGCGTAGAGCTTGACGACCTTCCAAGCCCCGCGGATGAGGATGACCGTGGTGTCCTGCCGGGCCTCGTCATCGGAATATGTGATGCCCTCAGGCACCTCTCCGGAGTCGACCTGCTCCTTGATGCGAGCCTGCTCGCGCTTGTCGTGCTCGATCGCGTCGACCACGCCTTCCAGCTTGAGGGTGGCGCGGCAAGCCAGGACGGTGGACCCCACCATGCTCACCACACCCACGCCGAACAGAATCGACGGTGAGTTCTTACGGGCAAGCAGAGCTTGCTGCGCGATCGTTCGACTGACCGCGCTTGGAACGAATCTCATCAACTCTCCTTACTGAGGTTCAAGGTTTTCGCGCCCGATCTCTTCATTCGTGAGGAGCGCGTTGCAGTTGGTGCACTGCGAGCGGAACTTACCCACTCGAGAATATCCCTTGGTGCTGGCACACTCGGGACATGGGATCGGCCGTGCTTGCCGTTCCTCTTCAGGACTCGGGTCAGAAGGGGATGTCATCGTCAGACTTCTCCTCTTTCTTCTTGTCCTTGGCTTCTTCTTCGGCCTTCTTTCGTTCCCGAAAGAATATGGCCATGACTTGATCATCAGCCATTCTTCGGACTCTCCTTCTCCACCTAGCGCCCTTGTAGAGGTCGCTCACTTCTTGACGCATGACTTCCATGTTGGCCATCACGTCCTCTCCCTTAGATGGGAATGACGGCTGCAATAGACTGGCCCAGAATATGGGTAAGCCCATCGCGCGACGATGTTTGAGCATCCTTCCGGAGCTTCGCAGTTACGAAACGGATCCGGCTTAGGTACCAACCGAGGATTACGGCGCTCCATAAGGCTGGGGCGCTCTCTCGGCTTCTTGGTCATCGTTGATCGATTGGTTCTGGGGCTGGGAGATCCAGCAAATATCCCCGACCTCGCATTGTGACGATTCTCGCCCCCCGCAAGGAAGTCCAACCCCACTTGTGATCGACATGACTGCTCTGAATGCCGGTGAGCTCATAGAGCACTGCGACCGACACCCGCCCATAGCGAGAAAGCTCGTCGTAGAGAATCTCGAGAACCTCTTCGGCCTCTTGGCGATTTACGATCACGATTTCGCCGAAATCATGACGTGCTCGAGAACGCTGGGACAGCGAACGAGACGTGGTCGGCTTGCCCGTGCTGATCGCAGAGTAATTCACCTGAGGGCCCTGATTTTGACCAGGATATCCCGGAGGACGTCCACCTCGTTGAATGCGCGAATCGCCGAAGATCAGCTTCTGCATGCCCTCGTGGAACGCTTCGAAGAGCATTTCCCGAATCGTCGGAACGAAGACGTCGGTCACCACGTACTCGGCTGCCCCACGAGCCGTGCCACCGATGAACGTCTCCTTGACCTTCTGACCAAGTCCGCGCTTTCGCACCTTGGCTTCGGTGGAAGTGATCTGCTCCCGCCGCTTGGGTTCACCCGGCGGTTCGTCAGATCCTTGCTGCGTCCTTCGACTGTTGCCGGGGAAATCGTGCATATAAATCCTCGAATTTTGGGTTGGGCAAAAATGAAAGGAGATGATCTTTTCCGAGTTCATCAGTCGGCGACCCCTGGCGGGGTCCTTATCTGGTATCCTTTCACTATAAGGCGTGGATTCCGCGCGAAAAAAGAGAAGCCGTGTTAGGGCTTCCCTTTCGAGGCGGAACTACTTGGATTGCGCGATACGACGGGCAACTTCCTGCTTCCAGGCCAGCGAGTTCATGAACTTGCTCCCGGCGGTCAGCAGTCCAGCTGCGACGGCGAGGGCAAGAACAGGATTCTCTTCGGCCTGCTTCTTCAGGTTGTTGAGGAACTCGTTCATGGGTCTCCTTAGATTGGTTCTTTCTCATTACATGACGTGTTTTACGCGCGAAAAAGAGAAGCCGTGTTATGGGCTTCTCTTCCGAGATTAGTCCTTCTTCTCGTCAGTCTCTTCAGCGGCCTTCTTGGCTGCGCGATTGGTCTTGTAGTTCTCGTAGCGCTTGGCGGCGTAGTCGAAACTTGCATCGACGAGCTTGTCCGTATAGGGCTGGGCATTCGCCGCAACTCCCCAGCCAACCATCGGGGATCCGACCTTGACGATCATGTCGTCCTTGTCGAAACCGGTGTAGTTGGTGGCGAGGTTTGCGGTAATTACCGTAACCTTGTACGAAACAAGTCCGAAGACAAGCTTCTTCACGGCGTTGCGCGCGGTGAACTGCGACTCGTTGTCGTCAGTCTTTTCGGGCTGGGTCATGAAAATACTTCCTTTCAGAGGGGTTTGTAGGTCTCATTATACAGCGTGAAATATGCGCGAACCGCGTGTCAAACCATCCCACCGTTCGCACTCTACTGGCGCCGTCGCAGGAGACTAAAGCCGGTCTTTCGTAGAGCAAATCATCAAGAGGGCGCAATGCGGGGAACCTTGAGCCAGGCTCCCCAATTTAGCTGTCATTTGAGATCGAGCGTGTTCGCTGGCGGGGAGGTTTCATGACCCCACGAAGACGCAGATCCCCTCTTGGTGCGTGTAAATATGGTCCCGATGATCGCTCTGAGTTATGCATACGCGATTGAACACTCAGATAAAGTCAAGGACTCCGTCGTTACGAACCTTGACCCACGACCATCGGGCTGAGACCCACCCCATCCTTTACCAGGAAGGCTTTGGGTCCTAAAGAAGATAGACTTGAGTGGACGCGTACGGACGATTCCTCCCAGGCGCCTGACGGCTGCACCCAGATCGTGCCATTTGCTGTCGTTGACTACTACCGAGCGCATTAGCCGCTGGTATCCACTCAGGTTGACCCTATCTCTCTAGGAGAGCTTGTAGCGGCCGTCTGCCAGACCGGCCTTCAAATCTTCGGCGTCCATGTCGCCCATCTCGGCGACCGTGATGACGCGTGGTTCGGTGACGGCGGGCGTAACCGTGTCACCGTTGGCGAAGGCTGCCTCGACCGCCGCTTCTTCCGACGAGGGCCCGTCCTTGGCCTGCTTCTCCGCGATCGCGCGCACCTCCGCAGCGATCTTGTCGAGGTTGTGCGGGATGATGCCGTTCATGAACTCGGCGGCTGCTTCGGCGCTCGTGCAGAGATCGAAGATGAGCTGGGAATACGCCTCCGTGGAGGAGAAATCATCCCAGATCGCCTGGTTCTTGATGAACCGGTCACCTTCCTTCTTGCCGTAGGAGCGCCGGATGATGTCCCGCATCTCCTCCATGATCGCCTTGCCGTCCTGGGCGTCGACGATACGTTGAAGCTTGGCCTGCATGCCGGTGAGCGTCTTGCCCTCGCTCTCGTACTTGGTGCCGTGCTCTTCCATCTCCATCTGGACCAGATCGGCCTTGGAGATATGGAAGTAGTGTTCCTCCGTCACCTCCTGCTGGGTGAACGGGTTCTCGTAGACGATCGTCTTCTTCAGCAAAGCGAAATATCCCCCTGGTTGGATTCGCGAAGCCTTTGCTCGGTATTGTGCGCTTCACGCATTAGCCGCCATAGACTCCGAGGCGACACCCTGCTAGTACTACTTCTCGGCGAGCAGCTTGTCGGCGAGAAACGCCAGCCCGGCGAGGGCGGCGATCACGGAGATGATGATGAGCACGAGCTTCATGTAGCAGTCACCTCCTCCTCGGACGTAGGCTCGTCGGGCTCTTCGGAAGCGGTCTTGGCACAGAGTGCCGTGATGGCTCCGGCGATGAAGCCACCGACCGTGCCGATGGCGAGAAGTGCTCCCAGCACGATGCCGACGAGAGCGCCGATGGTGAACCTCACGGCGTCGTCACCGTCTCGTCTCCGGGGGCCTTCGGGTCGTCGCCGAGGAAGACCCGGATATAGCCGGTGTGGTAGCCCATGGCGATGGCTCCGACGGCCACGCCGAACAGGAAGTGCTTCATGGCGTCTCCTTCGCGAGCTTCTTGAGCTCCCGCTTCGCCTTCAGATCCTTGACGATCGTGCGACCGCCGTGGATGGCCAGCAGGGTGACGCCGGTGGCGACGATGCCGCTGGCGATGGCGATGGGGGTGCTGTGGGTGCGGAAGTTGAAACCGATGAGCTCCACGGCGTGGTCCTTCGCGTGCTCCGCGGCCTCCGCAATATTGCTGGCAGCGTAACCTGCCTGTCGAGCAGCCAGCTCAGCGTGCTCCTGAGCCAGCTCCTTGGTTGCTTCGGACATTTACTCTCCTGTGTTGGTGAAATATGACGGTGTTCAGGACCCAGTGCGACCGGCCATGTAGCGGAAGGCGCCGACGACGAACATGCTCGCGCCCAGCCCCATGAGGGTGCCGCCCCACACCCGGTTGTCCTGCGCGGCCATTTCGGCCGTCTTGTTGACGACAGTCCGGTTGATCACCGGAGGCTCGTTTCGGAGCCGGGTGATCTGCTGGTTGAGACCGCTGATCGAGACCTTCTGGTCGGCGATCGTCTCGGTCATCTCGTTGTACTTCTCGATCGCGATCTTCACGAACCCGTCACTTGCCGTCTTGAGGGTCTCGACGGTTTCGTTGGTCTCAGCCATTGTACTCTCCTTGTGCTGTGACTCGTGTTCTAGTCGTGGAAGAACTTTTTGGACATGGATATGCCGGGCAAGTGGTAGTACTCCTCCTTGAGCGGAGTGGGTAGACTTACCCGAAGCGGTAGCTCCGCGATACCTTTAGGGGCACCTTGCGGAGGCTCCCAGCGCCGAGCGTCGTCACGCTTTTGATCACGCATGGCGGCTAGAAGTTTGGACCGAGGATCTTTAGACCGACCCCTCCGACTGTGCCATGATCTGTGCCATGACATCAGCCGGAGCTCGGGTTCTGCGAGACGGTCTAGTTGTGGTTTGGGCGGATGAAATCCTGTCGCGGGAAGGCCGCGAAGTCGATCGCGAGACAGGGACGACCGTCAGGAGCTTCCGCCGTGGTGATCTTCAGCTCCAGAAGGTGATCACGATTCCAGCCGACCTCCTCCGACCAGACGGTCTTCTCGAGGCCGAGTTCGTTGTAGAAGAACGTCGCATCGGCGTAGTCGTGATTGTGGATCTCCGCGTTGGTCGCGTTCTGCGCCCGCTTGATCCCCTCCATCGTGCCGCGGAAATATCGGTTCGTGGCCTCGTCGTAGCAGAGGATCTCGCCCTCGATGATGACCAGGTTCTGGAAACCGTCGGACTTGTTCACCCGATCCTGGGCGAGCTCGTCGTCGATGGCGATCTTCTTCGGGCCGGTGAGCTTCTCGGCGACCTTCTCCTTGTACTCGGAGAGGTTACGCTCGGCCAGCCCGTAGGCAGCAGCGAGGGCAGCGGCCTTCTGAGCCGACACCCGGTTGGACATGATGATCGCCGCGATCGTGGTGCCGCCGACGAGGACCGGCGGGAGGAAATACGGAATGGCGATCCGAGCCTTCGCCCAGTTGTCGAGCTGCGGACGAGGCTGATCGACATCGATGACGGTGTCACCGGTCTCCTCAGTCATCATCTTGTACTGCGTTGCGCGGACGATCTCGGCGTACTTGTATCCGCCTCGTCCAGCGAGCACGGCGGTGGCGACGGTTCCGACGACACCTCCCGCGGTGAGGAGAGCGGCGGCATTGTCCTCAGCGAACTGAGACACCGTCTCCTTGATTCCACTTAGAAACTGCACTCTCCTGAACTCCTTGAGATTGGGGTTGGGTCTCACGACAAAAAAAGAGAAACCTCGCATTGGCATGCGATTGCGTTTTTACGCTGGTCTCTCCTATTAGATGACGTGAATTTCCCGCGAATTCGGGTCAACCCAGAAAACGCAGAAACGACGGGTGGTTCGAGGCGGCCGATTCATCCATCGAACCTCCGCCATGTCCCACCCTCTCTCGCCTGTTGCTCGCTGTTTACGGAGTTCTTCGAACGCTTCGTCAGGATCATCCGTAGTAAGCAAAATATGGTGTACAAGCTGTTTAGGCGGTGGGCCAAGACGACCTTCTCGTCTCAAGCGATCGAGTCTTTTACGAGTCGCTTGCTCCTCGATGTCCCGGCTCCTCCGGCGCTTGTCCTGAAGATATAGGCTTTCAGGAGTCACCGGAGGAGCAATGAGCCTTGTCGGGTACTGCACTCGTTAGGCGACGACGGGCTGCGGCTTCTTGCTCACCCAGGTCGAAGCGATGAGGAATAGCGCCGCGAGCATCGAGACGTAGAGCCCCCAGCTCGGCGAGATGAACTCCGCCGCAGCCTCCTCAGCGCCACCGAGGTTGATCAGGCAGCGAACGCCTTCGCCGATGACCGCCAAGCCGACGATGATCGAGACGGGCCGCATGAACTTGCCGGTGAGAGCGGAGGCGATGATGAGCGCGGTGCCGCCGAAAACGACGAGACCGAGCTCGATGCTGTTGGTGGGGCCGACGCCGAGGATGCCGAAGACGCTGAACCAGGGGCCGATGCCACCGAAGATCAGTACAACGGCGCCGATGGCCAGCGCAGTGTTACGGTTGAAATTGAACATGTTGGTCTCCTTAGTGCTGTCGATGCCCGGGATCGGGCGTGATTGGATGGGGCTTGTCGGACTCGGGTAGATCGTATGCCTCCCGATACTGCTCTTCGATCCGCTTCATCGCCCGACGATCAGACGAGTCTACGGATATGAAGGTGACGCGGTCCCTTTGACCCTTGAACGTGATGTCCACGAGTCTAAGGAACTTCCTCTGGCGCCGTTCGATCACGATTTGGTTGATCGCGACCAGTAGAAGCTTGGCGATCTGCCAAGCAACGACGCCGAGAATGAAATATGCGATGTCTCCGTCGTTCATCCCTGCGGTCTCCCTCGTCGATCGACGTAAAGCCCCTCGGGGAGCGCTGCTTGTGCTACTTTCAGCGCTTCGTCGAGGAGCAAAAGCACGTTCTCCGGTTCTCCCCGGAAGACTATGTAGAAGCCACTGCCTTCTTTCATGTCTCCCAGGGAGATACGGGTCTTCATCAGTTTGTCATCCGACTCGCGGATGATGGACACCGGAGTGGGAGTCATTGGTGCTCGCGATCGACCTTAGTCGTATTGGAAAACTGCTTCTTCTCCCGGTACTCACGGCACGGACAAACTCGGCACGGCCAAGCGAAGGGCTTCTCAAGATCTGGAGGATGTGCTCCCAAATCGTGACCGCATTCGCAGGCCATCAGTAGAACCTCCGAAATCGTCTCGGGAGGCCCTGGATCTTGCGTCGGGTGCTGCGGCGACCGGCCAGAAATCCAGCCCAGTACGCCACCTTGATGAGCGAGAGCTTCATGATTCTATCACCGGTCCTCCTCCGCGCTCGAGATCGGGGCGAACTATCAACGTGGGCGGAGATGTGGTCATGTCATAGGCACGCATGGCGTAATAAGCGCGCACCTCGACATCGCTTTCCCGAAGCCAATTCTCGATGGCTTCGGGCCCACTGCAGGCCATCTCCAAGGCCTCGCGTGCGGTACTACCGACTCCTGCGAACGTCGGAGGAGGACCTGACCAATCGATGCTGTTTCGGAGAACGATATAGACGACGTTGGTCATCGCGGTACCACCAGACGGACCGCTCTGACATCGAGACGCAGATGGTCGGCGATTGCGAAATCTGTGTAACCAGCCTCTCGCATTTCCCGAATCACACCGGGTATCGCCGCTTCTTCGATCTGAGCTCCGTCGAGAAGATACTTCATGATCTCTACGGCGCTCATCGACTTAGTCACCTTCTCATTCTCATTCGTGAGTAACGTACCCGCTCGAGCGAAGAGCCCGTCCGAGTAGGCACCCAGAAAATTAGAAGCGACGAAACCGACGAAGAATCCTGCAACGAGCTTCTTCACGGCTTATCCCCCCTGAGGAGAGCGGCGAAGTTCAGGAGCTTCTTGCCCCGCTCCTCCAGATCGGCGGCAATCTGGTCAGCCGTCTTCGTCGTGGCCAGAACGGGCATGCCGTTCTTGAGCAGTTGGTACACCCAGCTCTCGCTGATGCCCATCTCCTGAGCGATGGCACGGTTGGTCATACCTTTGTCCTTGAGCTCTCGCACCTTGGTCAGGCGCTCCTGCATGCGCTGCTTCTGCTCGGCGGCCCTCTGGGCTCGTTCTTCGGTGATCTTCATTGACCTCTCACTTTCTGGATAAGTTTGCGAGTGACGATGGCGAACGGGCCGAAGAACACGATGCAGGTTATCGTGAAGGCTGAGTAATCCCTGAACAGCTCTTCGACGGTATACCTTTCATCTTTCTTTCCTGCAGCGATCCGTTCCTCGACGATCTTGTCCGTCAGTTTGTAGACGTAGATCGTACCCACAATCACAACCGTGATCATGAATATCCACAGGTTTGCGCTCATCGGTTTCTCATCTCGCGGACGAAGATCCAGAGCAACCACAGGCCACCAGAGAGCATGACCATGAAGCAGTCGAACAGGAAGCGCATGACGCCATAGCGTCGCGGCGGACGAGACGTGATATAGACACGGTCGCGCGGCGCCTTGCCGTCGTAGTAGAAGACCTTAGGCATCGGGATTCTCCTCGGGATACTTGTCGGCGATCTCCTTCAAACTGGCTTGAATGCCCTCCAGGATGACCTTGTCGAACTCGCTGGGCTCGACGTCGTTCTCGTGGATAATCCGCCACAGCTGGTTGGCCTCCTGGATCAATTCCTTGATCACCAACGTTAGATCGTCTCGTTCGTCTATGACCATCTTGAGCGACTTGAGAAGCCGCTTGATCTGGAATATCGCGATGATGTTGAGGCCATACGATCCGCCGACGAGCACCCACGGATATGTATCCGACATGATGAAACGCCTAAGCACCGTACTTCACTCCCTTGGCGGAGGGGTTGCGCTTGAGAGCGCGCCGTTCGGCAACCTCTCGCGACGCGGCCCGGACCTTGACAGTACGGGTCATGTTGTTCTCGTAGACGAGTACGATCGAGAACACCTGCTTGGACTTCTTGGTCCGCATGGCGGATCCTTTCTGTTGGGTGAAAAAAAGAGAGACCCATGTTGTCTCAGTGCCTCATAAAGGCTCTTCAACTCTGGTGCCTCATAAAGGCTCCAGCATGGGTCTCATTATGTGGCGTGAATTTCCCGCGAACTAACCCGCGGCCAATCCTTCGATGACGTAGTGCATCTCCTGGAGATTGTCCAGATGACCGTTACAATGCCGGGACATAGCATGCAACGTGTTTCCTGTTGCTTCCGCAGCCGCCTTCATAGACGGCCACATCTGATCAGTCTCGAGACACCGGATGATCTTCCGCGAATAACCACCGTTGTTCACGATGTTGTTGATTATCGGAGCCACCGTGTTGTTGAACACCGGGGCAATAGCCGGAGCCTCGATGACGTTGGTGATCATCGTCGGCCGAGCGAACTGCCTGGTCACGATGACGCTGACTATCGCGGTGGCTCCGCAGGCGTAGACCACCTGATACTTCACGACATGAGCCTTGACACTGCGGAAGGTCTCGTTAGTCTCCTCGAGCTTCTCGATCCGTGCCTTGAACTTATCGAACATCCTTGCTCCTAGTTTGGGGTATGGTCTCAGAAAAAAGAGAAGAGGATCGGGAGGATTAGGTTTCCGATCATGCCGACTGGGTCGGTCTCTTCTCATTAGGTGACGTGAATTTCCCGCGAACTACTGGCTCGCCTTGATCGAAGCCTTGGTGCCGAGCATCCGGCAGAGCAGATTGATCGAGTCGTGCCCGTGAAGTGGCTTGTAGCCTGGGTTGAGATTGTCCTGCTGGTTGCGATGAATCACCTGATCGAAATCGCGCTTGAACTCTGGTGAGCGGTAGTAGTTGACCACCTCTCCGAGAGTGTGCTGGTAACGAGTGAGAAACATCGAATCCGCATGTTCCTTGACCTTCTCGGCCCACTCGCGAGAGGGACGCGGCTCCTCGCCGTGCTCGACGAACTGCATGGCGTCGTTATAGATGCGATCGACCACGAGCTGCTTGAGCTGCTCGACGGTATACATGTGCGTGGCCTGCAGCAGCGGCAGGTTCCAGATGGGCTCCGGGCGTCCGTGATGAATGCCAACGGTGAGGCAGTTGTAGCCCCAGTTGATTTCAGTCATGGTTACTCTCCTTGCGTTATGTTGTAAAAATAGTACTTGATTCCCCGTCGATCCGAAAAACTCCAAGGATGGGGGAGGAAGGTTACGTCAACGACATCGTCTGAAATATCGTTGAATTGCTCAACGGCAGTGTTCCAGTAATGGTGTCCGACGGTGATCTTACGAACTTCGCCGTTTAGCTCGACCGAAAACTCGCCTCTACCTACACGTTGCGGGGTTTTTATACCCTTGATCTCCCGAACTTCTAGATCGGGACGCGAGAGAAGTTTTGCTCCTTTCCACGTCACCAACTCTTCCGGATTCCAGTCCATTACTGTCGTTGTTCTCCTGGTCGACGTTTACGCGGAATTCGATTTATCGCCAAATCACGCGCGTCACTGGTACTCAAATATGGTGTATCCGGCCAGATTCCCTTGCGATAAAGATCTAGCCGATCGGCGTCCCAGCACACAGCGATGGTGGGATCGGTGCTGATCAGTCCATCACTGTGCTCTACACAGGCCTCGAAAAACAGCTCTTGCCGTCGCTCAGTGAGCAGCTGTCCGAGGATGAGTTCGTGACGCTGGTTGATGCGCTCCCACAGCGTGAAGCCACGCATGCCGTGACCCGGGTCGTCTCCGTCGTTCACGCGCATGGAGTCGTGAAACAGCGCATATAGAGCCACGACCTCGAGGTCTGCGGTGATCTCCGTCCCGGTCAGTAGTTCAGCATTCTTCCAAACGCGGAACCAGTGATCGAGTCCGTGCATTCGACTCTGCAGAATATTCAACGTGCTTGACTCCATCAGCACGTAAGGCAGACACCGAGCAGCGATCACGGCTTAGCCGGGCTTTGCCAGGTGTGTGGCGTGGCTTCAGCCCCCTTGTCGTGCCCCTTGGGTAGGTAGCAAGGGATGTTCGTTCCTGGATGACAGGTTGGATCGCTATGATCCGGAGGGACGAGGCACTGCTCCTCCCGGGAAATAAGATCGGTCATGCTGCTCCTAAGATTGGTCAGGGGGTCTCAGAAAAAATGAGAGCCCGTGTGAGGGGCTCTCATTGGGCACTACGCGGGGTGGTTGATGCGTGCGGTCTCGAGGTTGAGGCGAGCGGTCTCGAGGTTCATCCGACCGGTCTTGATGGACACGATCACGGGAACCGCCGTCAGGGCCAGCGGAATCGTGGTGACTCCGACGGTGACAGCGATGCTCTTGATGCGGTCCAGCTTGGACGGCTTGATGGCCTCGACGTTGCGCTCGGCCTGCGACTCGTTGTGCGGGGGCATAGCAACTCTCCTAGAGTTAGTAGTGGCTTTCATTATGTGGCGTGAAATTTTCGCGAAAACGAAAAAGGAAAGCCCCTGTGTGGGGCCTACCTTTAGGCGTAGATCTGAACAATGCCGGGGACGAGCGTGGTCTCCTCCAGCTTGGCCTGTGACGTAGCGATCATCTTCTCGTAACGGTACGCGGCGACGAAGTCGCGGATACGGCTACGGTTCTCGGTGATCTCGGTCTTGATGGCCGTGATGGGGTTGAACATAATAGTCTCCTAAGTTTGTGTTTAGTCTTCTATTATACCCCGTGAAAAACACGCGAATTGCAGGGAAAAACCTAGAGACCGTGTTAGGGTCTCTTGGTTTGAACTAGAACTTGCGGGCGAGGATGACGGTGGCGTTCGGCTCAAGTGTGGCCAGAGCATCGACATGTTCCTGGATCTTGCGCTGACGCTCCTGCTCCTCCCCAGCTGCAGCGAATGCAGTGAGGACGAAGAGGGCGGCGCAACCCAGGCCAGTGCCGGTGTTACGGGCGTACTTCTTGGCGGTTTCCTTGGTCATGGTTTTCTCCTTTTGAGTTTGATTTAGTTCTCATTAGAGGCCATGAAATTCCCGCGAAACTGAAAGCCCGTGTTAGGGGCTTTCGAGTTTGATTAGCTCTTCTTCGCGAGGCGAAGGTCGTTCAGAGCGATCAGGGACATGAGGGCCATGCCGACCCACGGGCCGGTCTTACGGGCGATGGGGGCGGCAACAGCGATCTGGTCCTTGAGCATTTGAATCTCCTTGCGTTTGAGGTTGATACTTCTCACTATAGGGGGTGAAAAATACGCGAAGCCCAAAAACCAAAGGCCCGGATTAGGGGCCTCAGGTTTAGAGGAAAATCTTCCACTGGATGAAGATTCCATTACCGAAGTCTTCGATCATGATGATCGGCTTGGGCTTCTTGGTATGCATGGGGGTCTTTCTGGTAGAGGGGATTGGTCTCATTAGATCCCGTGAATTCTACGCGAATGCAAAAAAAGAGAAGCCGTGTTTTGGCTCCTCTCTTGAGGTCAGTCGAGGGGGTTGTTAGCTTGTGCGTTGTGTAGCTCTATCTGAAGTCTCAGCTTCTCCACTTCGAGTTCAAGTACGTACACTTGCGCATTGGCTTCAAACTTCGCCGTCTTCATCTTCGCGTATTGCTTGTGAAGTTCGGTGAGGGTGAAATATGCGGCAGTGCCGTACACGATCTCTTTGGGGACCTTGTTGAGGCTTTCGAGAAAGCTACCCAGAAACAATAGGTCGAACATAATCTCCTTTCGTTTGATCTCATTAGAGGCCGTGAAATAGACGCGAAAAAGGAAAGACCGTGTATGGTCTCTCCTCTTGAATCTAGAACTGCAGAATATGCAGATCGCTGTCGTTCTTGAATGCTTCGAACATCGACTCCTGGTCCATGATCTGCAGGTTGAACTCGGTATTGCTGAGGGGCGTTAGGACCATGTAAACATCGTCTCCAAACACCTCGCTAACAGCATCGTTACCGGTCAACTGACTGATCACACCACGGATGTCGTCTCCGAGCATAATAGCAAAGCGGGTAGGCATAAAGTCTCCTTGGGTTATAGGTTCATTATATGCCCTGAAAAACCCGCGAAAAAGGAAAGCCCGTGTGGACTCTCCTATGGAACTACTCGATGATCTTGAAGATGATGTAGGTAATGTTGTGGCCAGCGATGGGTACATCGATGACGATTCCATACTTACCAGGCTCGATGATTACTCCTTCCTGGATGGCATCGACAAGAGCCATTGCGTATGGCTTCTCGTCGGGCGTGTTCCAGGTAATGGGTAACGTAGGCATGGTGTCGAAATCGACGACGAACACTTCGCGACCGTCAACGGTCTGCAACATGTTATCTCCTTGTTTGAGTGGGTTCATTATAAACCGTGAAATATACGCGACCGCGGGTCAGTATCTATTCGAATTACGAGTCAATATCTGAGCCTTTCACGGAAATTTCCCCCCGGGAATTTTTCAATTTTCGAAAAAAGAGAGGACGTGTTTTTCACACGATCCTCTCCTTCGTAGCCTTTCGTGAGGCTAGCTTACCGTGGTCTCGCGATGAAACCAAAGGCTTTCGGCGCTTTGATCACATTCTCCTTCTCGTAGCGAGCGAGCCAGAGGATGCCGAAGATGTTGGCGGCGACGAGCAACACGGTGTCCGGGCTGACACGCAGCTTGGGCCGTTCTTCGGCCTTGAGCTTGTGCAGCTTGGACACCCTGTCGATCATTGCCGAATATTCATTCGACGACTTGTCCTCCATCTCGCGCAGCTTGGCGAGCAGAGTGTTGATCTCAGCATCGAGCTTTGATTCGGTTTGAGTTTTGGTAAACATTACTCTCCTTGATAGGGTCTATTATACGGCGTGTTTACGCCGCGAACCCCTTCCCCATCCTGTTTACCCCTACCTCACGACATTGACTACAACCCGGGGAGGTTGACCACCGCTGCTATAAGCGCAATCAGGAAAAGTGCGCAAAGGCAGACGAAGAATATACCGAACCCACTCAATTCGCCTAGATCGTAGCCCCCCTTCAGCGAGCTCTGGAACGCTTCGCTCGAGGCTTCTTGGGCGTCTCGTCGACGTCCAAGATCCCCTTCGTCTTGTTGACCTTGAACACGACTCGATCCTTGCCCTCCAGGTCGTACTCAGGATCACCGTCCAGCTGCAGGTCGAAGGTCTTGCCCTCGTGGGTCTCGTGAACGTTCAGAGTCCCCTGCGCTGTGGTGCTGTTGTAGTTCGTGGACGAGATCTGCAGGATCACGCCCAAGAACGTGTCCACCGCCACGATCGAGCCGACCACCTGTTCGGCCGCGGGAAGACCCCAGATCGCAGCCAAGGTGAAATACAGGGTGCCCGCCGCCGGGAAGGCGACGAGCGCGAGGAATTTCAGAACGTTGTACATCTTGCCGGTGATCATGGACTCTCCTTGGTCTTGCTTTGCTGTTCTCGCTCTTTCCGCGCGTCGTCGAGCCGTTGTTTCGAATATACGGCTCCCGCAGTGATCAGCCCGACGACGATCCCCCCGAGAAACTGAACCCGGTCACCCGGATCCAGAATATCGATCGCCCCGATGGCCAGGACGGTGCTGAAGAACGCAGCTATCCCCGCCCATAAAGCGACCTGATGATTCATCAGGGCTCAGGTGGTGGTTCCATCGGAGGCGGTGTGATCTGTGGTTCGATCAACTTGACCTCACCCGGGTCTTCGCAGTTCGTCTTAGGCGAAATCCCATGGATGATGCCGATGGTGACATCCCGCCGACGACGAATTTCCGCCTTGGCTGCTTCGGTTGGTGCATTCTCCTGATCGAGATTCGACCCCGCCATCAGTTGCGTAATGGCGTTGTCATGACGGATGTTTCGGTTCTCACAGGCTTGTTTGGCATCTGCTGCTTCGTCACGCAGCAAATATCCGAACCCAGCCAGAGACACGGTGCACATGAGGCCAATGAAGCCGAAGCCGATGAGGCCACGTACGATCCATGTACGGATCACGCCCTTGATGTCGAGAAGGTGGTTGTCCAACTTCTCCTCAAGGGCTTTGTACGTGTTCTTCCTGCGATCAGGTAGTTCCATTCGCCTCCCGCCTTGCTCCATTTATTCCACCTCCCTTGCTCATCGCGATCTCCTTGAGTACGTTGAGCCCTTGTCCCACCCCCGCCATCGTTCCGAAGAAGGGGAGGAAGGAAAACTCAACTCTGCCGGTGATCGCCCAGAACACTGGTACAAAAACAATCCCCAGAATTCCGATGACGATCAACGTGAAACTGGCCGTCCTCGACCAGCTCTCGTACTTCGCTTGCTCCATCCCGCCCCCTTTCCCTACCTCCTCAGATGACGGATATGGTTGGGTATTCCCTTTCCCCGGTCACGTCCTCGGACCGAATGTACTCCGTTATACGCGCTTTGGTGATCCCTCCAGTGATCCCCTCAAGCTCGATCAGATCACCGAGCCCGTAGTCCACGCCGTACTTGTAGTCGTTGTTCGGCGAGGTCTCGCCATCAATGGCGAGAATATAGTTGTTGTTCGCCAACGCATCCTTGGCGTTCTGCGCACGGAAAGCGGCGATCTCGGAAGCTCCGACAACGTACTTGGTGTACCCGCCGAAATATCCACCAGGATACTGCACCTTGCGTCCCACCGGCTCGCCCTCGGCGTCGATGACCATGACGCGACGCTCGAAACCTTCCGGCTTGGGTGCGGTGGGGTCGAGGTAGTGAATCGACCGTTCGCCCTTGTACCAGACGTAGACCACGTTCTTGAAGTTGGCCCTGCTCCTTACCTCTTTGAGGTTGGAGAGCGAGTCCATGTCCGGTGTAAGGCGCACAAGCGAGTGCGTACCTCCGGTGGTTCTGTCCACACCCCGGTAAGTCTTGAACTTCAGGACATACCCCGAGGATATGTCGGCATGATCGAGATAGAGCGTAAAGCCCATTCCTTCTTGTTGGGCAATGGTCTCGATCCCTTTGTACAGCGGACCAATGGGGAAGGTGAAACGCTCAGGGTCTCCCGAAATATCGACCTCACCGATCTCGAGATTCGGAATGATCTCGAACTCCCAGTCGAGATTGGACTCGTCACCGGTTCCGTTGAAGTCGGCTCCCGGGATGGGTACCGGGTTGATGACCATCTTGTCCACCACATACGCGACGAACTCTCCGGCTCGCAACGTCGGCTCCTCATCCTCAGGAGGTAAGGTGAAGTCCACGATCTTATCCGGTTGATCCGTAGAGTCGTAATCCGGATTCTTGAACCAGGCGATGCGATTGTCGAGAAACCCGGGCAAGGTCTGCCCCACGACGGTGATCAGATTGTCCTTGATGTCCTGAGTTTCCAGGATCATGACTTCATCGGTCCCGCGAAGCGCCAGGAACGTCCCGTCGGCCAGCTTGGTCAGGTTCTCATGCGAGAACGGCACGACGAGTTGTACCTCGCCCTTGGAGGAATATCGCTCGGTCCAGATAGCTGACACGTACTCGTCGACCGGCTGGTCGCTGAGAAACTGGTCGGTGAGCGTGTAGAGATCCATCCTACAAGCCCCCGAACCGGTTGAAATATGCCATGGTCCAGGCTTGACCAAACTCGGCTGCAGCCACCGAGAGAACGTTCAGTCCTGGCTTGATCACCGGCCACACCGAAGTGTCGGTCATCTTGGACAGGATGTTGGTCGGAACGCCGTCGATCACGGATATGACCTGAACTCGTTTGGCTCTCGGGACAGAGCTGATCTTGAGGTATTGTGTATGATCGATGACCACACCTTCCACCTCGAGGATTTGCGGGGTTTCCGGGGACAACAAGGTGAAGGTGACATCCCCAGAATATGCGACATTGTCGACCGTACGATCGACACGGATCTCGAGTCCAGTGTCGGCAGTACCGATGTAGTCGAACTCGAGCTCGAGGGTACCGTCGTCGACGACACCCTCGTAGATCGTGGCGTCGGGTTCGATGAAGTCTGGTTTATGGCACAGGATGGAGATCTGAATCTCCGGATCCTGCGAGAACATGTTGGGTTCGAAGCTCTCGACGGTGCCCTCGATGTCCACCACGGGAAGCTCATCGCTGAAGAAGCGGAGCTTGGTCCACTGCTCGGGCATGAAATATCGGTAGAGCATGTGCCGGAGCGTGGTCATCGTCTGTTCGTTCCAATCTGGGTTTAGTCCCAGAGTCATGACGATGTTGCGCTTACCGGTCGAAGTGCCCTGCAAAGTTTCCCCTCGACCCGTGGCGAGAGCGGTGGAGGTGATGTCAGCCTTGACCGGCTCCAGTCCGGTGATGTTTCGAACCTGCACCGGATCGTCGCTCGGCATGAAGCCGCCCAGAGGGAGCTCTGGCGCAGACGGATTTGCACTGAACACTTCCATCCTTCTTAGCACTCAGACCTCCTTCTGAAATATAGAGACTCAAGCAGGGCCCTGCGGAGGCGCGGAACGTGTAGAACCATTCCCCACAGGGCCCATGCTGAGCCTAGGTTTACGACACCAGGCCCAGTCCCTCCTTGACTTGTGAGAGCTGGTTCCTGGTCTGGCGGTAGATCTCAACATCCGACAACGCCTCAGGCGAGTAGTTGTTCTGCTCGTAGTTGAACGACACTCCGGCAGCGGCAGCTTCCTCTGCGGCTACTCGTTGGGCGGCGGAGACCTCCTGGGACACGGTGGAAGCCTGTCCGAAGGAAGCCGCGGCAGATATCGGCACCACGTTGGTCAGGTCGCTCAGCTTCTGGGCGTCCTTCTCGACGGTGGACAGATCCAGGACCGGTGTGATCGTAGGATCCATGTCGATGATTCCGCTCAACGCACTGGGCACCTTCGCCAGCGCGCTCTTGGTGGCGTCCACCAGGTTGTTCGCGGTGTTCGCCATCGTGGTCTTGACCGAAGCGCTTCCTTCGCTGAGACCCTGTGCCAGACCCTCCATCGTGAGACGGCCGATCTCCACAAATATCTGCGAAGGCGACTTCATCTTGAGACGCTTCCGGATGGCCTGGACCATCATCTTGGCCATGAAATCCATCTCGGCAGCCAGGTTCTGTCGCTCGCTCTTCAAGCCCTCAACGAGGCTCTTGGCTGCCTGGATACCTGCGTCGTAGAGCTCCTTGGAGGCATTCTCGGCCAGCGTCTTGGACGCAGCCAGAAGCTCCTTGTCCAGAGTTCCGAGTTCCGCGATCGCGGTCTCTCCTCCGGCCAGAAGCCGTTCAGCGAACTCCTTACCAGCCAACCCCTCGTCGAGAAGCTTCCGGTAGGTGGTGTCATCCAACCCGGCCTCGCGCAACGCCGCCAGCGTCTCGGTGTACGACTTGGTCGCATCGATCTGCGCTTGCAACGCATCGACGTAGTCCCAGACCATGGTCTCGGACTCCTTATCGATGGTCGGCGTCGCTGAATACTTGTCGGTATAGGACGAAAGTGCTTGGTCCTTATCCGACCTGAGTTTGTCGAGTGCCGACTTGGCCGCCTCGAGCTTCTTGGTGAGACTGTCATACTCACCCTTGAGCCCCATGAGCTTGCCCTTCTGGACAACCAGGCTTCCGATCAGCGTCCTCTGCGCGGATTCGGTTCGACGCAGAACCTCCTCGTTCCGGGCGATGGCCGCTTCCGCAGCTCGGATCGCCTCGTAGTCGGGCTGAGCTTGGCTCCGCTCTTCGTCGAGGATTCTCTGGTTTTCCTGAATGGCCTTACGAGCGCCTCTTTGCGCTTCGTTGAGCTTGGTGTTCATCTCCTTGAACGCTCGGTTGACATCAGCCTGTCCACCGCGGAGGCCCTGTGCGAACCCCTTCATGGTGTCCTGGCCGATCTCCTCCATCACCGTCGACGGAGAATGTACGCCGAGAACGGACTTGACCAACCCGACGAAACCCTTACCACTGGCTCCGAATGAGTTGTCGACGGCCTTCTTCGTTGCCGGGGCTTGCTTCTCGAGTCCCTTCTGGAAGCCGACCATCGTCATGACACCAATATCCATGAACACCTTGGACGGCGACTTGATACCGAGGAAGTTCTTGGCCTTGTCCACCGCGCCACCCATGACGTCGACGATTGCGTCCTTGATGGCGCCTCCGCCTTCGCTGATGGCCTTGGCAATAGCGTCGACGATGGCATCTCCGACACCCTTACCAGCCTTGATGAGCACATCGTCGTTCTCTCGAATCGAGCGCTCGAGCCCGTTGAGAAGGCGAATGACGGCCTTGAAGCCAATATCCGCCAACCCCACCATGCCGTCGGCAATACCGTTCATAAACGCTCTAGCGACCGCAAGACCCTTGGTGACAAGCCTCGGAATCGCCTTCTGGATGCCGTCCAAGAAGCCCAGGATGATGTTGGTACCCGCGCGAATAAACCGCGGCACAGCCTGAGCGATAGCGTTCAAGAACCCGACGATCAGACGGACACCTGCCGCCGTGACCTTCGGAATTTGACGAGTCACCGCGTTGAGGAACGTGGTGATGATCTTGCCCACGGATTCGACGATGCGCCCAACGTTCTGGGCGACGCCTTGGAGGAACGTGACCAGAAGGTCCGCACCAGCCTTGATCACCGCAGGTGCTTGCGCGGTGAGAGCTTGGAGGAACTTGGTGATGATCTCGGCCACCTTGGTGGTGATGGCGCCGATATTTTGCGAGAGCCCGTTGAGGAAACCCATCAACAACGTGACACCCGTTGCTATGAGCTTCGGCACGTTTTCGATCAGCACCTGGACGATGGAGTCCACCAATATGCCGATGGCGATGGCCAGCTTGGGAGCATTCTCGATGAGGAACAGAATGATCGTGTCGATGATGACGCCCAGAGCGACAACGACCTTGGGGAGCAGCTCCGTCAGCTGATCGACGATGCTCAGCAACCCCTTGACGAACTCGATGACGAGGGTTGGAATAAGCGCGACAAAGGCTGTCAACGCCGTGACCATGACGGCCACACCCTTCCCACCGTCGGCACCCAGAAGCGACAGCGCCTTGGCGAACAGGAATACCGCTCCTGCTGTCACCACGAACGCCCCAGCCAAGGGCAACAACGCCACACCGAGAGCACTGAGCGGAGCGGCGGCCAGTGCACCCACTAGAGCGAGGGTGCCCAAAACCAGCGCAATCGCCATCAAGCCCTTGAATATGGTCGAGAACTTCAACTGCCCCATGAACGCCAATGTTGGCGCCAGGATGGCCAAGGCAGCTGCAGCTGCCAACAACGCAACCGAGCCGCCCAGCGTACCTTGCATGAATATGAGGCCGACCGCCAGGATCCCCAGCGTCAGACCCAGAGCGGTGAGGCCCTTGATCAGGCCCCAGATGCTGATCCCGCCCATGATCTCGATGGCCTTGCCGATGGCGCTGAGTCCTATCCCGACAAGAATAAGCCCCGCTCCGATGGCGACCATGTTCGGCGGCATGAGCCACATAGCGATTCCGATGCCCGTGAGGGCAATCATCATCGAGCCGAGGCCCTTGATGATCGTCATGAAGTCCAGCTCGCCCATCTTCTTGATCGCTCCAGCGATGAACGACAGAGCGATCCCCATGAGAATAAGACCGGCGGCGATGAGCGGAAGCGTCGAAGGCATCATGCTGACACCCAGAGCAATCCCACCCAGTGCGTCGACCAGGACGAAGAGTCCCTTGCCAATCTCGTCCCACGAGAGGCTGCCAAAAGCCATGATCGCGGCAGCGATGAGATTGAGTGCCACGCCAACCAGGATCAGACCAGCCGCGGTAACAGGGAGCGTCGGGGGCATCAACAACATGCCCGCGGCAATCGCTGCAAGACCGCCAGCCACTCCGGTCAGACCCTTCCCGATGTCCTCCCAGCTCATGGTGGCGAATATCTTCATCGCCGCCGAGAGGATGAGTACCGCGGTAGCCACACCGATCAGACCGGCCGCAATGACCGGGAGCTGCAAGACTCCCATCTTGCCCATGCCGGTGGTCATCAACTTCAGGGCGCCCATGAGCTCGGCGAGACCAATGGCCACAGCGGTCATCGCCTTGGCCATCTTATCCCCATCGATGGTGGAGAGAACGTAGATACCGGCCGCCAGAATCGCGATAGCTCCAGCGATGGCCAGCAGAGCTTCGGCGTGAAGCTTGCTCTGCATAGCTTCCATCTTTCCGGTGAAGCTGCCGATCAACTCGTTGACTCCCCCGAGGGATTCGCTGAGTGAACCGAGAACACCTCCGCCGCCCAATGCCTTCTTGAGCATGATGAATATACCACCAATGAACCCCGTCTGCAGAGCTTGCAAGGCAGTATTGAAGTCGAAGTTCTCGAACGCCTGAGCGAGAATATCGCCGAGACCCTTGAGCTTCTCGACCACGCCGGAGAACCACGGTTCGAGGACATTCTTAGCCGCCTCAAACGCGCCGACCAATTTCTGCCAAGCGTTCTTGACGTTCATGACCAGCCGCTCAACCGGCGTGAGCACCTTGCCAAACTTCAGAAGCTCTTCCCGCCTGTCCATCAACGGACGAGTATCTTCACCGCCGCCACCGAACAGGCTGGCAAAGGCTGAGGCGAGATTCTGAATAACCCGCAGCGGAGCTTGGAGAATTGCCGAGAGACCGTTGAAGAATCCCTCGAGCAACCTGCCTTCGACCAGAGCATCCCGGATCGATACCACGAAGTCCGCGATGTTGGCGACGAATTCCAGGAATCCGCCGGAGCCTTTTCCGACTACGCCAAGGAGGTCACCGATAACTCCAGCCAACTGCTTGATGATCTCCCAGCCGATGTCGACGACTGCGAAGAGCCCCGCAAATATCCGCTGAAGCCGGTCCAACAACTCTGGAGACGGCGTCAGCTTTGACATCAACTCACCAAACGCCAAGGTGAGATCGAACAGTTGAGCGCTGGTCGTCGGCGGGAAGATCTGCCGGAAGCCGTCCTTGACGGCACTGAGAACCTTCGACAGATTGTCCCAGGCGATGGTAATGCCGTCGATGAGGGCCTGTCGACCCCCCATGTCGCTCCAACCCTTCAGGAGCTCGTTACGGGCATCCGACGTCTTGTTGACGAACCCGTTGATGAAGTTCGACATCGCCGTGAAGGTCTTCTTGGCCTGCTCGAAGTCACCGAAGACCAGCTCGAACGTCTTCGCCCACCCGGAACCGATCGTTTCCCGAGCAATATCGAAGACCTGCGAGATGTTCTTGACCTCGGTGGCCGCAGCCTTGGCCGTCTTGGCCTGCTGCATGATCGCCTTGGCCTGATTCGCGCTGAAGCCCTGAGCGATGAGATCGGCTTCCTTCATGTCGCCCGTGAAGTTCTTCAGCGTGGTCGTGAGAACCTCGGACGTCAGCCAGGACTCTTCGCCCGGCTTGGCCATGATGGAGTTGCGGAAATTCTCGCCGTTGATCGTGGCCTTACCGGTGGCCTTGTCGATCTTGACGGCGCCCTTCTCGATTGAGCCCATGGTCTCGGCCGTACGCATGAGCGCCTTCTGGAAGACGGCACCACCCATACCAGCGTTGACCACTGAGTTCCAGTCCTGAAGACCCACCCGACCCGCGGCGATGGCCTGAGACAGCTGATACATGGCTGTGGAGGCCTGCTGTGAGTTCGAGCCCGAGAGCGCCGCAAGGTTCGCAATACCCTTGATCGACTGGGTTGAAGTCTCGAGATCCACACCGGCGGCCGTGAAGGTACCGATGTTCTTCGCCATCTCGGAGAAGTTGTAGATCGTCTGGTCCGAGTACTCGTTCAACTCGCCCAGATGCTGTTTGACCGCTTCCAGACCCGAGACCTGCTGACCCTCGGTGTTAGCGAGAATCGTCTGGATCGAGCTGAGATTGGTCTTGTACTCCTCGAAACCCTGCTGTGCCGGACCGAGAGCGAACGATTTGGCGAAAGCGGCGCCCTTCATCGCTGCCTGAGAAGCGATGTTACCCAGCGCCACTGTGGCGACACCCTGGAGCATGGTGAACTTGTTAGCGACGATGTCCAGCGCCGAAGTCAGACCCCTCAGCTCGACCTGTTGAGAAGCCTTCTCGATATCGCTGAAGGTCGAACCAGCACCGAGCTGATCAAGCTTGGCCTGAGTTTTATCAATCGCCTTGCCCGTACCTTCGAGCGTGACCTTGTTGCTGGCCCTCTCGATCTCGCTGAACCCGTCAGACGAGCCCTTGCCGAATATGCTGAGCTTGGCCTTGAGCTTGTCCAGCGCCGACATGGGGCCTTGAAGGGTGACCTTGTTGGCCGCCGCTTCGATGTTCGCCAGTCCTTGGGTCGAACCGATGTTCTTGATCGCCACATCCAGCTTGCCCAACGTCGTCATGGTCTGCGCCACGCGCTGTTCGAAAACCTGATTCTCGAACGCCATTGAGACGACACGCTCATCGATGGTCGGCACTACCTGGTCACCTCCTTCCACATGTCGTTCACCATTTGGTCAAATATCGGCCGCATGGCGGGGTTGATGTAGTCACGCCCTTCGACCCAACCACCGGTGCGGGTGGCGTGGCCGTACTGGAGAATCGCGGCGATCGAGACCCGTCCCGGATCTTCCACATGTCCGTTGTACCAGTGGATAGCGAAATATCCCGGTCGGTTGACAATCTCGTAGTACCACGATTCGGAAGTCACAGCTGAATCCACCGGCGTAGCGCTCTTGAGCGCAGTCACCCCGATAGGTCCATACTTCTCAAGCACTCGGAACTGCTCCCGGTTCCCCATACGCGTCAAAAATGACAGCGTCTTGTCGAAGGAGCCGCGAGACGTCACCTTGATCATTCCCACGGCTCCTCCTTTCTCAGTCGAGCTTCATCAGGCGAAGCAGTACGACTCCTTTGTCCGAATATGTCAGAGCATCAGAGCCGTAGGGGAGCTTGCGTTTGGCCCTCGCTCCTCCCCCTCCTCCGGGAACCACGATGATCTGGGAAGGAACAACCACTTCCTCGATCAGTTCACCGGTGTTGTAGTCGTACGTACGACGAATATCGACCCAGGCTGACGTCTCCTGGCCTTTCCCGTAGACCGTGGTGTCTATGTAGGAGAACGATCCCTTACCGCCTCGGGTAGGCGGAGTCGTAGAACCCGGGGTTATCGGCGCTCCAGAATGACCAGTACTGGGAACGTTCTTACCACCACGCCCGCCACCGCCGCCCTGACCGATGACTCCGTTCCAGGTACCGTCAAGACCATTGGCTGTGTTGTTGCTACCGGCAGCTCCTCCTCCAGCCTCGAGTCGATCGCCGACACCGCCAGCGCCACCAGCTCGGTCTTCTACGAGAACGCCCCCCACCCACTTCACAGCGGGGTTACCACCCTTGCCGCCTGACGCTCGACAAATATCACCGAACGCCGACGCACCGCCATCTCCTCCTAGCGCTGGCGGGTAGAAGCTGGGATGTGGTTCAGGGTAGCGCTCCTGCGTATCGGGTATATACGATTGATATGGAGAAGGCGTCAACGGGCCGTCGACTTGTGTCTGACCGTAACCGGCATCAACCCCCGCTTGACCCACGAGCACCGGACACTCCTCAGGCAGCTCTTCCAGCTCACCAGCCGCTACATGCATTCCACCGCCACCGCCTCCGCCGCCGATAGCGCTGGCGCTCGGCGACATATACGGCGTCTTGTAGGTATAGACCGGAAGTAGGTGTGTGGGGTTGTAGTACTCGACGTACTGCGCGTGAGTGAACGGCCACCCGTAGTCCACTCCCGGAACTCCACCAACCGGATAGTTGGGGTTTCCCGGAATATAGACCGTGGTGTAGTAGTCGGTGTAGAAGTTCTTGGGTGGATTCAACTGAGAATCCCAGTAGGCCAACTGTGCAAGGTGCGCGTTCCAGTCCGCCGGAGATGCCACCTCGTAGGTATGCGCGGTAGGGAATACGATCCCCCCACCTACGCTGCCACCGAGACCCCCTGCGCCACCGATGCACCAGACTTCGTAGTGGGTATACCCGAGGCTGGTATACGCCTCCTTCACGAACGGTACTCCATCCTCGAGTAACAGCTCCACAGTAGGTCGCTCGCCGGAAGCGTTGGGATCCGGCAAGGATATGGTCGGGATCGGATCTCCGTAACCAGCGAGAAGAAGACGACTCATGCCGGAACCATCGCCAAAAGATCGACAATATCGGGGAGCACGGGATCAGCGTCTTCAGTCCCGTAGATGAGCTCCTCGATGCTAGTGAGGAGATACTCATCGATGAGACGAGAGTCAAGCGAAATATGACTCGTCGGCCGGATGCCGAACATCGTCGCCGGAGTTCCCGTCAAGTTGAAGTCGAATGGCTTGAAATTGACGGAATCGCTAATCGTCTCGAACGCCGCGTCGGCCTGGACAGCCAATACGTTGTAGACGATGTGAAGTTTGTAACCGTGCTCCTGGCCTTCGGTGTCGTTACCGACCAGTGTCCGATAGGCCAGATGGAAGCTTTTTGCGGATTGGTCATGCAGAAATACCCCAGGGGCGTACTGCGGGTTCCCGAGGAGCCCATCAAGTTCGTCCGGATATGTAAACGCCGAAAGCGTCGCCGCGTATGAACCCGGAATGTGATGGTCAAGATACTTCACCCCGTCGAGGTAGTACGACTTGACTTCGCGAGACTTGACCTCGTTGACCGAAGTCAACCCATTCCAAGGAACGGCACCTCCCTCTCGTAGATAGAGGACGCCGCGATCGATGCCAGTCTGATACCGGCGGTCACCCACCTTGTCCCACTCAAGTGCGGTCATGCGGCCTCCTTTCTATCCCTTTGTACCCAACTGCGACTTACGTCGGGCGTTGAGTTCTCGGTTGTGAGCGGCGATTTCTCTACGACCCATCTTCTTCGGCTTGGACTGCTTGATGTTGCAGATCCGGATAAGGGTGAACAGCCGATTCAAATGCCATTCTTCACACTCGAACGGAATGTGAAACACCGTCATCCAGTAGTAGATGAGCTCTGCCGTGATGACCTCGCGGGAAGCTGGAGCCCCAGGCTGCTCCGAGAACCAGGTAGCCGTCATCTTGGCTTCGATGTAGGCGTTTACGGCTTCCAGATTCTCTTTAGAAAGCTTGTCCAGAAAATCCCCCGGGGGGTTTTTGGCCAAAACCATGCACTGAACGTAGTCCAGAACCTCTTCCGGCGTCTTAGTTTCTTTGCCCAAAAAGGGCTTTTCGTGTTTTGACTCCCATTTTGAAAGGGAAACCAGGGAATGCTCCAGTTGGAGCTCGAAGCCGCCCTCGTCAACGAATTCCTGCTTTTCGTCATCGAATGACTGCGTTCCTCCAACTGTTATGGTGAGCATTCCCTGGTCCTCCTTTCATCTTTAGTTGTGCACGCGGTAGTCCGGTTACGACTTCTCCCGCCGCTTCAACAACCCCGGAGAGTAGTAGGATCGTTTCGACGACACCCCGCGACCTTTACCTGGGAGTCACGACTGCGTGCACATTTGGCGCCGACTAGACCGGGTTCTGGAACGTCCAGCGATCGTCGCCGGACAGGTCGAAACCCGCCAGAGCCGTGGCCCGGACCGTTGCCTGCGCTCCCTCGGCGAGAGCGGGCTGGGCACCCGGGGCCCGGTTGGCGTTGCCGACCTTCCACTGAACGCCGACGACGTTCGGGAGGGTGATGACGCCGGTGGCCTCGACGAACGTCGGCTGGTTGGCCGCGAGAGTCAGGTCGACCTCGACCACGCCACCCTCGAAGATGGCGATGACCTCGTCGGGGCTGGGCAGACGGGCGTCGTCGACGTCGGTACCGAACAGGATGTCCTCGAGCTGCTCGAGGGCGTCCGGATCCGACTTGGTGGAGTCGATCGTGAGGACGGAGGTCGGCTTCCGGTCGGTGACCGGGACCGGCGTGGTCGAGAACTCCCACGAAAGCGCTGCCGCTTCGGGCGAATCGTTGACCGTCGCGTACGCACGCTCCGACGGCGAGGCCTGCGCGCCGTAGATGAGGTGCAGCTTGTAGCCGTGCTCCGTGCCCTCGGTGTCGTTGCCCACGAGCGAGCGGTAGACCAGGCCGAAGGGACGTCGTCCCTGCTGCCCGACCAGCACGCCCGCGGCGGGCTCGTCCGAGCCGTCGTTCTGGCCGAACTCGTCCGGGTACGTGAAGGCCTCGATCGTGCCGCCGAACTCCTCGGCCGAGATGAGGTTCACGTAGACGATGTTGTCCGCGTACTGCTTGTTCGACTCGGCTCCCGAAGGCGACTCCGTGACGGTCGTGAGACCGTTCCACGGAACGCCGTCGACGAACTGGCCGTTCTCGTCGATCTGGTAGAGGACACCGTGGTCGACGCCGGTCTCGTAGAGACGCTCGCCCACCTGGTCCCACTGCAGGACTGTCATGCTCAGGGGCTCCTTTTCAGAAGTAGACGCTGAAGACGTAGTGATTGAGATCGTCAGACGGGAAGAAACGCTCGAAACTGCTGTACTTCAACGCTTCCACCACGTCTGCGAGCTCGGTATCGGGATCTCGATCGATCACCGTGACCTGGTACCGCTTGGCGTGACGATACAGCTCGTTGTCCGCGTGGTCGTTCAAACTTCCGTTCCGTTCATACCTGATGCACGGATACTCCATTCGGAAGTTCTCCGGAGGCTGGAAATAGACGTGCTCCGTAATCCCTTCGAGAAGGGTTTGGAGCTCAACCCGGGGTCGGGCCATTGTACACCTCCCCCAGGTGAAGAATAAGGCGGGGAGCCTGGATCTCGACGTCAGTCACAGACCAAAGCTGCCCCGCCCATTCCACGTATCTGATGGCGAAGAAATGCTCACGTGCGTAAGCATCGCCCACGATGCTGATCGAATTACTGACAGAGAGATCCCTGTTCAGGTTCTCTCCTTGTCGCAGAACTCTCCTATTTTGAATGACATCTCCATAGAAGATGTGTTCCACGACAACGTCAGTATGAACGCCCGGCTTGGACTCGGTAGTCTCGCCGAACCCGACCCGTCCGTGGAACCTCGCCATGGTCAGCTCAGCGAACTACGCGCCAGCCGTGCCGCGGAAGGTCCACTCGTCCTCGACGTTGTTGTCGAAGAAGTAGCCCGCGTTGGAGACGGCGTAGATCGTGAGGTCCACGCCCTCCTCGACCGTGTACGGCGAGCCCGCGGCGGTCACGGCCGCGTTGGTGTCGCCGCGCCGGTAGGTGACGCCGGTGGTGTCGGTGATCGTGATCGTCGACGCGTCCGGGTCGAACTCCGGTTCCGCCGGGGTGGCCTTGCTGGCGCCCGCCGCGGCCTGCTTGATGACCAGTGCCGACCGGATCTTGGTGAGGGCACCGCTTGCGCGGGACTCGATCAGGTACTTGTACTGGTTGTAGTCGATGTCGAAGTCATCGAAGAACGAGACCTCGCCACCGCGGTCGGCGCCGACCGTGTAGTCCTGCAGGTTGACGACGATGCCGACCAGGTCGGGCTCGTCCTCCATGACCTCGACGGTCACGACCTTGGACACGCCGAGCTCGGCGGCCAGGTCGGTTGCCGTGCGGTAGAAGCGGCGGCCCTGCGTGTCGCGGGCGAGCAGCATCTGGGTCATGACCGGCAACGTCGTGTAGAACGTCGGCAGGCTCGAGCCCTTGTAGAACCGCATCGACTCGAGGATCTTGTCGACGAGGTCCGTCTTGCGCAGATCGCCGTCGACGTCGATGGTGATGACCGCGGCGTAGAGGTCGTCGTCGTTGAGGA